TCAAAAGCAGATGCGAGACTCTTTCCACATGCTTGATGAGAAACTTATATTCTCCAATACTCCGACAAACAAAAAAGACTATGCAAGTAAGCGGCTGAAGTATCCCCTAGAAGAAGGAACCATCAATGCCTATGACAAGCTGATGTCTACTCTTTATTCTGAAACGGAGAGAGAAAAAATCGAATGGGCAATCGGTTCTATAGTCTGCGGGGATTCTAAAAAGTTGCAGAAATTTATGGTTTTGTATGGCGCCGCAGGAACCGGCAAATCCACGGTTCTTAACATCATTCAGCAGCTCTTCGACGGGTACTATTCTGTGTTCGACGCAAAAGCGCTTGGTTCTTCGAGCAATTCGTTTGCTTTGGAGGCGTTCAAGAGCAATCCGCTTGTTGCTATTCAGCACGATGGGGATTTGTCGCGCATTGAGGATAATACCAGGCTGAACAGCCTTGTTTCCCATGAGTTGATGACGGTAAATGAAAAGTTCAAGTCTACTTACGCAAACCGTTTTAAATGTTTTCTGTTTATGGGCACGAATAAGCCGGTGAAGATAACTGATGCGAAATCGGGTTTGATTCGACGATTGATTGATGTGTCTCCATCCGGCGATAAATTGAGCCCGAAGGAATACAAAACGGTAATGAAACAAATTGAGTTTGAACTTGGCGCTATCGCATACCACTGTCAAAATGTATATCTGGCAAACCCAGGCATGTACGATGATTATATTCCGGTCGCGATGCTTGGCGCATCCAATGATTTCTACAACTTCATCATTGATTCTTACCACGTGTTTAAGAAGGAAGACGGAACGACACTGAAAGCCTCTTGGGAAATGTATAAAACGTACTGTGATGAGGCAAAGGTGCCGTTTCCGTTTTCTCAGAGGATTTTTAAAGAAGAACTGAAAAACTATTTCCGCGATTACAAAGAGCGGTTCAATCTGGATGATGGCACTCGTGTCCGAAGCTATTATATCGGTTTTCGGACGGAGAAATTTGAAGAGCAGACGATTTCGGAAAAGGAGGAACCGGAACAGAAGCTCATTGAATTCAAAGCGCAGCCGTCCATCTTTGACAAAGAGTGCGCGGACTGTCCTGCTCAGTATGCGACTTCATCGGAAATCCCCACATCCAAATGGGAGAAAGTAAAAACGAAGCTGAGCAGTATTGATACGTCGAAACTCCACTATGTAAAAGTTCCGGAAAAACATATTGTTATCGACTTTGATATTCCGGATAAGGATGGAAACAAGTCTTTTGAACTGAATCTGAAGGAGGCGAGCAAATGGCCGCCCACTTATGCAGAACTGAGCAAAAGCGGGCAAGGCATTCATCTGCATTATATTTATGCGGAAGATCCGGCAAAGCTGAGCAGAGTCTATGACGACCACATCGAAGTTAAGGTTTTCAACGGCAAAAGCTCTCTGCGCCGGAAATTGACAAAGTGTAATAACCTGCCCATCGCAACCATCAATTCTGGTTTGCCACTGAAAGGAGAAAAGCAAGTGATAAATTTTGAAGGGGTGAAGAGCGAGAAAGGTCTTAGAACGCAAATCAAACGGAATCTAAACAAGGAATACCATCCGGCAACTAAACCCAGTATCGACTTCATCTATAAAATTCTTGAGGACGCTTATGCAAGCGATCTTCATTATGATGTTACAGATATGCGGAACGCTGTGCTGGCCTTCGCTGCAAGCAGCACGCATCAGGCGGATTACTGTATCAAGTTGGTCAATAAGATGCAGTTCAAATCTGCCGACCAATCTTCGGGAACAAAAAACGATGACGCTAAACTTGTGTTTTATGATGTTGAGGTGTTTCCGAATCTGTTCTTGGTCAACTGGAAAATTGAAGGCGAAGGAAAGCCGGTTGTCCGTATGATTAACCCTACGTCGGCTGAAATTGAGGAACTGATGCGGTTTCGTCTTGTCGGTTTTAACTGCCGCAGATACGACAACCATATCCTCTATGCCAGACTCATGGGTTATACGAATGAACAGCTATTCTCGCTTTCCAACAGAATCATCAATGGAAGCGCTAACTGTTTCTTTGGCGAAGCCTATAACGTTTCTTATACGGACGTTTACGATTTCTGCTCAAAGAAACAATCTTTGAAGAAATGGGAAATCGAATTGGGCATCCACCATCAGGAGCTTGGCCTTCCGTGGGACCAGCCTGTTCCGGAAGAGATGTGGACGAAAGTCGCCGAATACTGCGACAATGATGTAATTGCTACCGAAGCTGTTTTCAATGCGAGAAAAGCTGACTTTACGGCTCGGCAGATTCTGGCGGACGTGGCCGGAATGACGGTCAATGACACGACCAATTCTCTGACCACTAAGATTATATTTGGCAACAACCGAAAGCCGCAGGATCAATTCAACTACCGTTTTATGGGTGAAGTAACTCCCGATTGCGAACCGTGGACTATTACAGAAGATATGGTTTTGTACGACCATTTGGGAGATGAAAACTTCACCCTGTTTAATAAAGACGGAAAGCCGGTGTTCCAAGGCTACACTTTCGAGGGCGGTAAGTCCATTTATCGCGGCGAAGAAGTCGGCGAAGGCGGTTATGTCTACGCCGAACCCGGTATGTACAGCAACATTGCGTTATTGGATATCGCGTCCATGCATCCGAGCAGCATTGTAGCGGAAGAACTTTTTGGACCTGAGTATACGAAGAGATTCAACGAAATTCTTCAGGCCAGAATTGCGATTAAGCACAAAGAGTTCGATAAAGCCAAAAAGATGCTGAACGGCGCATTGGCAAAGTATCTGACGGACGAAGCTGCTGCGGCTGATCTGGCTCAGGCTCTGAAAATTGCAATCAACTCTGTATACGGTCTTACTTCAGCAAGCTTTGACCATCCGTTCCGAGACAATCGCAACAAAGATAATATTGTGGCTAAACGCGGCGCCCTGTTTATGGTAAACCTCAAACACGAGGTCCAGAGACGGGGCTTTATTGTTGCCCACATTAAGACGGACTCCATTAAGATTCCGGACGCGACTCCGGAAATCATTCAGTTCGTTATGGACTATGGCAAGCAGTATGGCTACAACTTTGAACATGAGGCTACATACGACCGCATGTGCCTTGTAAACGATGCTGTTTATATTGCGAAGTATAAGGACGGTAAGCACGCCGGAGAATGGACCGCGACTGGCACCCAGTTCCAGGTTCCTTATGTCTTTAAGAAACTGTTTAGTAAGGAGCCGATTGAGTTCGAGGATATGTGCGAGACCAAATCGGTAACTTCCGCATTGTATCTCGATATGAACGAGGGTTTGCCAGACGTATCTGAATTGGAAGCGGAGCGGGATAGGCTCGCTAAAAAAGACCCGCTAATGGAAAGAGAAGGTTTAAGCGAAGAAATTGCTAAAGGCCATAATTATCATTTCATTGGTAAGGTCGGTCAGTTCTGCCCCATCAAACCGGGATGCGGAGGCGGTATCCTGCTTCGCGAAACGGAAAATAAGAAAACCGGAGAAAAAGGATATGCGGCCGCAACTGGCTCAAAAGGTTTCAGATGGCTGGAGTCTGAGATGGTTCGGGAACTCGGCAAGGAAAACGATATCGACCGCACTTACTACAACAATCTTGTAGATGAGGCGGTGAAGTCTCTGTCTTCTTATGGAGATTTCGAACGGTTTGTTGCGGACGAGCCGTTTGTTTCCGACAACACTCCCCCGTGGTTTGGAGCCGGAGAACCGCATGAAGAAGAGCCGACGCCATTTGATGTGAGGTGATACCTTTGCTTGTTTTATTGGTTATTGCCCTTGTGATATTTGTGTTGGTTAAATCCGACTTTAGCAACACTTCTTGCGACTGCACCGATGAAGAGTGCAGATCGTGTCCGTTCCCATGTGAAAAACACAATTTTTGAAAGGAGACCAGTCATGGCTTATAAGAACGTAGACAATATCATCATTGAAAATGCGCACATCATTTTCAGAAATTTCAAAGGAGAGGAATCGAAGTACAACCGTGCTGGAAGCCGCAACTTCTGTGTCATCATCGAAGATTCAGATATGGCGCAGAAGCTGATTGAAGACGGTTGGAATGTGAGGGTTCTCTCCCCTCGTGATGAGGACGAAGAGCCCCGTCACTATATTCAGGTTGCGGTAAGCTTTGGCAATATTCCGCCCAAGGTCGTTATGATTACCAGAAGAACACAGACAAATCTTGATGAAGAGTCTATTGCTACTTTGGACTTTGCTGAAATCAGAAAAGTCGATTTGGTGATCCGCCCTTACAACTGGGAAGTCAATGGCAAGACCGGCGTTAAGGCTTATCTGAAAACGATGTATGTGACCATCGAAGAGGATGAGTTCGCTGAGAAGTACGCTGCGGAGGAAGGTCCGGAAGAGGCTCCGTGGCATTGATATTTTAGAAGATGGATAAAGGGGTGCCTGATATTGCTAGCAAGGTAAATGTCCCAAGGCTAGAGGAAACAGCCCCGTTCCATCAATTACCGAAGGGAGAAAAACAAACAGCATAAAGGAGGCGAAATCAATTGTTTTGGAAAAAGAAAAAACCTAAACGAAAACAACCGGTTAAAAAACAAATTCCGAAGCATATCGCTGATAATCTGAAATATGGAGAGAAAGTAGCCGAAGGATTTAAAAAAGGTGTTTCTGAGGTTTCGGAAAAGCCTAACCGAAAAAAGCCCGCCGGTAAAAATTCGGAAAAGCATTTAGACGATCGAAAAGAATTTCTGCGAGTGTTCAGACAGCTAACCTATCGGCATCGCTCTTGGGATATATGGAGCGACTTCATTATTATGTTCGCTTGCGCTTTATCGAATCCGGTGGATAAAGACCACTTCGACGAGAGAGAGGCGTTATATTTGCGGGCTATTAAAAAGTACAATAAGCAGGAGCAGCCGTTGTTTTCCGAACTTGCTGCATATACGGTAGCAGCTTTGGAAGAAAATCAAGAGCAGGACTTTTTGGGAAGTATCTATACCGAACTTGGCCTTAACAGCAAAGAACACGAGCAGATTTTTACACCTTACCATGTTTGCGAGTTGATGGCAGAAATCACCATGAAAGATATTGTTGAAAAGGTTAAGAAAGACGGATACATTACCCTGAACGATCCTTGCTGCGGCGCTGGAGCTACTTTGATTGCTGGTATTCACGCGGCAAGAAAAAGGTTGGAAAAAGCCAATCTGAATTACCAGAATCATATCTTGGTGGCTGCTCAGGATATCGACATGGTAGTAGCTTTAATGTGTTATATTCAGCTATCTCTACTCGGCGTTGCCGCTTACATCAAAGTTGGAAATTCACTAACCGAACCAATGACTGAAAACGATTCTCTGGACAACTATTGGTTCACAATGATGTATTTTTCTGATATATGGTCAATGCGGCGACTTCTTAGGAGTTTGTAATGGCCGGTATATCACTAAGAGATTATCAGTTAGACGCTGTTGACAGAATGAAAAACGGCTGCATTTTGTGCGGCGGCGTTGGAAGCGGTAAGTCCAGAACCGCGTTAGCCTATTACTATAAACAAAATGGAGGCGAACTCGGAACAAAGAAATATGTGATGATGAAAAGTCCTAAAGATCTATATATCATCACGACGGCGAGAAAAAGGGATACGAAGGAATGGGAGGGTGAGCTTTCGCCCTTCCTTCTTTCTACCCATCCCGAAGCAAATTCATATTCTAATAAGGTGGTAGTCGATTCGTGGAACAACATTGGCAAGTATGCAACGGTAACGGATGCATTCTTTATATTTGATGAACAGAGGGTCGTGGGTTCTGGAGCTTGGGTAAAGGCGTTTCTGAAAATAGCCAAGCTTAACGAGTGGATTCTGCTTTCTGCCACACCAGGAGACACTTGGGAGGATTATATTCCGGTGTTTGTAGCCAATGGGTTCTATAAAAACAGAACAGCTTTCAAAGAAGAACACATGGTCATGACCTGGGTAAACGGCAAGTATCCGAAAGTAGACCGGTATTTGGGCGTCGGGCGTTTGATTCGTCTTCGAAATCGAATTCTTGTGGAGATGGATTTCAAACGGGAAACTATCTCGCACCACGAAGATGTTTACGTGAAGTACGATGTCGCCAAGTATAAGGATGCTTCAAAGCTTCGATGGAATCCCTATAAAAATGAACCGATTACGAATGCCGGCGAGCTGTGCTATGTATGGCGAAGGATCGTAAACGAGGATGAGTCCAGACAAATCGCTTTAATGGAACTGTTTGAGAAGCATCCTAAAATGATTGTTTTCTACAATTTCGACTATGAACTTGATATTCTGAAAAATCTCTACTATGGAGAAAATGTTGAGATTGCAGAATGGAACGGTCACAAGCATCAACCGATTCCAACTTGTGACAGTTGGGTGTATCTGGTTCAGTATACTGCCGGAGCCGAAGGATGGAACTGCATTAGTACGGACACCATTGTGTTTTACTCGCAGAACTACTCCTACAAAATTATGAAGCAATCAGCAGGACGAACTGACCGCTTAAATACACCGTTCAAAGATTTGTATTACTACCATCTGAAGTCCCGTTCCGGCATTGATTTGGCTATCAGTAGAGCATTGAGCGAGAAACGGAATTTCAACGAAACCAAGTATGTCGGCAGCTATAAACCCAAAGCTGCCTGAGAAAGGAAAAAAGATGATAACAATTGATGTCGCGGAGTATTGCTCTGCTTGCATGGACTTCGATCCAGATGTTCAACGACCGCAAAAAGCATACGGAATGAGTGAAGAGATCGTCATATCCGACACGGTCATTCGATGCTCAAATCGAAATCGGTGCAAAAACATTGAGCGATACCTGAGAAAGAAGGTGACGAACGATGGCGTTGGCAAGACTGACGAAGCAATGCCATGAATGTCCTTTTGTCGAGACCTGTGAGCACAAGGAAATGGAAGCATTGAGATATTTACCAGAACCGATTATGGCAGATGTCAAAGTCCCGGTTACTGCTGATATAGCAGCTCCCATTTTGAGAGAAACTGTAAGCCGCATAGTAGACGGCAAAGTTGTAACAATGTATAAGGACGAGTTGGAGAAGATCCTTTATAAGGATTTATACTCTCATCTCGGACTTCAGATTGGAGGATAATATATGCCTGAATACGAAAAAGATACATTATATCGTCCAGAAACGAAGAAGAGTGGCAGCCTTGCTTATAAAATCGGGCAGGCTATCGCTATTCTGATGTCTTTGTGTGCCAGTGCGATTATCGTAGCTGCGACGATCAAGCTTATTATGTGGATTTTGTAAGGAGTTTTTGCAGATGAATGAAGAAAAGGAAGTCTATTTTGACCAGTATTGCAAATCGTGCAAGCACCACGGTCTTGAAGAGTCCAAAGACCCGTGCAATGACTGTCTCGCAGAACCCAGCAATACAAATTCCCACAAACCAATGAACTATGAAAGCAAAAACAATTCTTGATACCGAGAAAAAGGATGCGATTGATATTGCAACGGAACTTTGCTATAGCGAAGAAGTTAAGAGAAAAATTGCACAGGCAAAATCTGTTTACGAAATTGGTCGCATCCTTAAACAGGCACGGCTCGATCAAGAGTGATATTTCTGAAAGGAGAAAAGAAACATGAATCTTGAGGAGTTCAGAAAGGCACTTTCGTCAGATGCTACTGAAGAGAATACACAACTGAAAAGACAGTTGTCAGACCTTCAGACTGAATACCATGAAAAGCTTTCAAAACTCGAAAATGAAAACGATTCACTTAAAGAAAGTTGTCGGGTTTTATGCAATCGATGCTTTACTCTTACGAGAGGTGTTACTTGTCTATTTTGTGGTCTCGATTACCCCTGCCCTCATATGCCGGGGCTTGAGGAACAGGTGGCTATAGCTCATAAATTGAGAAAGGAGATCGAAAAAAATGGCTAATGGGTATCGTAATGCTCTTGTTCAGCAAATAAAAGACGCAGGTCAAGAACTTATCAACCGAGCTGAATCGATGGTGCATCCCGAAAATGATTTAATCACTGATTTTTCCATAGTAATCCATTTCGAGCAGCATGAGGTACCTACAATCGACTACACAACCAGCGTGGTAAACAAAGTTGCTTGCGATCGGGTTATCTATCAGAAAGGAGAATCCAGTGTCTCAAAAATATGATGAATATCTGGAAAAACACAGGCAAGCTGTAAAAAAGGCTTATCAGTGGATTGCTGCGTATATTCCTGAACTGACAGATGTGGAGGCGACTCGAAATATTGAGTTCCATGATATGTCGAAGAATACGCCAGATGAGTACACGCCTTATGACAACTATTTCTATGGGGAGCAAACCCCAGCAATCATCGAGGCGTTTAACCGGGCATGGCTTATGCATATCCACCGAAATCCCCATCATTGGCAGCATTGGGTCTTAATTAACGATGAACCTAAAGAAGGAACTATCCTTATCGAAATGCCGTACCCGTACATTATCGAGATGATCTGTGACTGGTGGGCATTCAGTTGGATTAAAGGCGATCTTTCCGAAATGTTTGCTTGGTATAAAGACCATGAATCCTATATTAAGTTACACAATAACACTCGTTCGATTGTAGAAGAAATTCTGGAAATGATTCGGACGAAGCTTACGGAGGTAGAAAATGCTGAAAATTGAAAACACCGAGGTTATGGGCTGGGAACACGCCATTCGTGGCATGAGGAACCCTAAGAACTCTTGGGAGAAGAGTGATAGTGGTTATTGCGATGCGATCGGGGATAAATTCGGTGATGTTATAAAACCCGAAAATTATCGTCTTGGTCCCAACGATTTCGACCTTATGTCTCGTCTTCGCAATGCCGGCACCGATCACCGTAAGTTCATGCGGATGATTGCTGTCTATCTCGACATCACTGCGCCGCTATACTGGTGGAAAGAGTTTGATACTTATAAGGTTGGTACGGTCGCCAACTCCTGCTCTACGATGCACAAAATCGCGGATAAGGAATTCACACTGGACGACTTCAGCTATGAGCATCTGAATTGCGAACCCTATCACCGTGACTGGATTGAGAGTGCAACCGTCGATGAAGATATCACTTCGCCACACAAGGTATGGATGACGCCTCTTGATATTCTTAGATGCACGATTGAGATGCTAAACGCATATCGCGAAAGCTACCTTGAAACCAAGGATAAGCAGGATTGGTGGCAGATGATCCAGCTCCTACCGAGCTCTTACAACCAGAAGCGAACGGTCATGCTGAACTATGAGGTCCTGGCGAACATCTATAAGTCCCGTCGGAACCACAAGCTCGACGAGTGGCATACGTTCTGTGACTGGATTGAGAGCCTGCCTTATTCTGAGCTGATTACTGGCGAAAAGAAAGGATGAAAGATGATGAAATTCGTAGTAAATCAGCTTCCTTATTACGGAGAGCTGTGTCCACTATGGACGATGTGCAGTAAAAACGCAAAGGAACATGAATGCCCGAGATACTGGGATAAATATAAAGTCTGCTCGGATGAAAACCCACATGAATGTGGGCACCTTATCGAGACGGAGAAACTCTAATAAACGGTTTCCTGCACGAAAAATACACCCCCTATTATGAAAGGAGGTAACACACAATGAATTATTTTCTGGCAGTTAATGATCGGCAACTCGGCACTTGTTTGAGAATGCTGTTTGCTGAAAAACTTCAACCTGCTGTCCAAACCGTGTTGAACGAAAAGGGCAAGATTGAGTTTCACATCAGCATTGCAGCAGATCAGGAAGTGTTCGAAGAGCTGAACGAACGCTACAAGATCATGATTTCGTAAGTTACTCGGTTTCAAAGGTAAAGGGGCCGTAACAAGCCCTTTTACTTTTGTTATATTTGTGGTAACATACTATAAGGAGGCGATGCCGATGAAAGTCAAATCCAGAATGTCCTGTCCGGTTCGAAGAAAAGACGGCACATGGACAACTGTTATCAGAGAATTTGAAGAAGATATTCCGGATCTTGGACGAGAAGAGCTTATCTGCAACAAATGTGGGCGCCCTGATTATCCGAAATGTAAGGAAACGGTTTGTGAAGCCTGGAAATACCACAAATCGAAAAATTAACAGGTTATGTAAGAGCTGAGGTTAAACCTTGGCTCTTATTTTTTGTGTAAAGGAGAAAAACATGCTTGCCAGAGAAGCGACAAAAGCGGATATTCAGGCTGTTCGTGACCGTCTGCGGGAAGCAAAAGAACAACGTCAGCTTGATATTCAAATAAACCAGGCTATTGCACTGGTAAATCGTAATCACAGGAGGAAAAAATATGACGCCGAACGACTATCAGCAGGCAGCTCTTCGCACAGCCCCAGGAGATTTACCGCCTGAGAGACTTCTGCTCAATGGCTTAATGGGACTGAACGGAGAAGCCGGCGAAGCAATTGATATTTTGAAAAAACATCTGTTTCAGGGGCACGAACTGGACACTGCACATATGGCTAAAGAGCTTGGAGATGTGGCTTGGTATCTCGCTGTAAGCGCAAACGCCATTGGGTACGACCTTGAAACCATCATGCAGATGAATGTGGATAAACTGAAAGCCAGGTATCCGGACGGTTTCGACGCTGAACACAGTCTGCATCGCGATCAGGATGATATTTAAGGAGGGTTTTCTATGAATGAACAATTCGGAGAAAAGGTAAAAGCTATTTTTGATAGTATTACCGTTCTTCAAGCAAAGGACAGCGACTTGAAACGAGATAACGCCAACATCAACGGTGACTCCCCCATGGGGGCTATGCTGCAATATGGTGCCAATACTGCCAAGGAGTACAATTTGGAGTATTTGATTAAACCTGCAATTGCAGAACTTCACCGCGATGGATGGATTCATATACACGATCTTGACTTCTATGCATGGACGACGACCTGCACGCAGATTGAGCTTCGCAAGCTCTTCAAGAATGGATTCAATACCGGACACGGTCATCTGAGAGCTCCAAAAAGCATCGGTTCGTATGCTGCTCTGGCTGCTATTGCCATTCAGTCGAATCAAAATGACCAGCATGGCGGACAGAGTGTCGTGGACTTCGATTATGCTATGGCCGAAGGTGTTCGTTACACCTATCAAAAATATCTGAAAGAAGGCTATGAGATTTGCGAACGCCTCAACGATCTGAAAGATAAAGCATGGATTCTCGACTATGCTATGGAAAAGACCACCCGTGATACCTATCAGGCTATGGAGGGGTTTATTCATAATCTGAATACCATGCATTCCCGCGCCGGCGCTCAAGTTCCATTCAGCTCTATTAACTATGGCACAGATACATCTTGGGAAGGTCGTCTTGCTATTGAACAGCTTCTGCTTGCTACGGAAGCAGGACTCGGTCATGGCGAAACACCAATCTTCCCGATTCAGATTTTCCGTGTCAAAGAGGGTGTCAACTATAATCCGGACGATCCGAACTATGACTTGTTTAAGCTGGCAATGAAGGTAAGTGCCAAGAGACTGTTCCCAAATTTTGCTTTCATTGACGCTCCATTCAATCTCCAATATTACAAACCCGGTCATCCTGAGACGGAGGTGGCTTACATGGGTTGCCGTACTCGTGTAATGGGTAATGTTTATGACTCGTCTCGTGAGATCGCTCCCGGTAGAGGCAATCTAAGCTTCACTTCTATCAACCTGCCTCGACTTGGCATTGAATCCAAAGGCGACTATCTCACTTTCTTCAAACTACTGGATAAAATGCTCGACGCTACGATGCAGCAGCTTCTCGACCGGTATAAAATTCAGGCTTCGAGAGTAGTTCGCAACTTCCCATTCCTTATGGGAGAAGGCGTCTGGATGGATTCTGACGGGCTTTCTCCTGATGACACGGTTGGAGAGGTCTTGAAGCATGGAACGCTATCTATCGGTTTCTGCGGGCTTGCAGAGTGTCTTGTAGCGCTTAATGGCAAGCATCACGGTGAAGATGAGTTCTCCCAGGAGCTTGGCTTGCGTATTGTCGGCTATATTCGTGACTATTGCAACCGTAAGAGCACAGAACTCAGTATGAATGTAACCTGTCTTGCTACTCCCGCTGAGAGTTTAGCTGGGCGGCTGCTTCGATCTGACAGAGAAAGATACGGAATTATCAAAGGTGTTACCGACCGTGAATACTACACCAACAGCTTCCATGTTCCGGTATATTACCATCTCCCTGCACTTAAGAAAATCGATATTGAAGCTCCATACCATGCTCTTACCAATGCCGGTCATATTTCCTATGTAGAACTGGACGGTGATCCGACCAAAAACCTGGCTGCTTTTGAGCGTGTTGTAAGACACATGAAAGAAGCTGGCATCGGTTACGGAAGCATCAATCATCCTGTAGACCGAGATCCTATCTGCGGCTATAACGGAATTATCAACGATACTTGCCCCTGCTGCGGACGGAGCGAAGCCGATGGAGTTCCATTCGAACGCATTCGCCGTATTACTGGATATTTGGTCGGAACTCTTGATAAGTGGAATGACGCTAAGCGTGCGGAGGAGCGAGATCGTGTCAAGCATGAAGTTGATTCGAATTTCGGGGATTGAGCCGGAGTCCATTGTCGATGGAGAAGGCATCCGATATGTGATATTTACACAGGGTTGTCCTCATCATTGCCCCGGCTGTCATAATCCTCAAACTCACCCGTTCGGTGGCGGAAAACTCGTGTCGATCGAAGATATACTCGATGATATTTCAAAAAGAAAAAATTGGATAGACGGCATCACCCTTTCCGGAGGTGAACCATTCTGTCATATTTACCAGTGTGCTCTGATCGCTGAAAAAGCTCATGAAATGGGGCTTAGCGTTTGGTGCTACACTGGTTATCTTTTTGAAGACTTGTACAGGCAAGGCATCGAGCTTCTGAAACATATTGATGTGCTTGTTGACGGCCCGTTCGTACAGGCTGAAAAATCGTTGGATCTTGACTTCAGAGGAAGCCGTAATCAGCGAGTCATTGATATTCCGGAAAGCTTGAAAGAAGGCGTAGCGATCTTGAAACAAACTTAGAAGAAAGGAGTATCTGCATCATGGCGAACACTACTAATCCTCGACGAAATGCCGAAGGATATCCTGACCCGACCGCTTACGAAGCCCTCAAGAATATTGATCGTGAAGAAGACGAAAGATTTCATAGACTGCTGCATACACTGTTTTACTTGTGTGAGTTGGCTGACTTCGAGATCGAAGGCCGGATAATTCTGGTTGATAAACGGAACGGACGAGTTTGGAAATGAGAGAAATGAGTCCGTACATACTTGAAAATTGTGTAAATTTTAGCCCGGTTTTGTTTGGCGGATTTGGGCAAAAGCCCACTTTTGAAAAAATTTTTGAGCGTGTACGGACAATTTTCCTGAAAAAAGCCCAGAAAAAGTGGGCAAAAGCCCGGTTTTGAAAACCAAAAGTGGGCAGAAAAATTTGGAGGCATTTTCTGAAAATGGCACTTTTTGAGCGTTTTTTGCCCCAAAATGGCCGATTTGCGCCGATTTGAAATTTTTCTTGTGAAAAAAGCCCACTTTCCCACTTTTATTTCTTATTTAATTGTGATAAAAAGTTTTAATAAATATATAAATAGGGCGAGAAAAGTGGGCATTTGACCAAAAGCCAAAATACATAGCACAAGTCGATGGAAATGTCAAGACTTTTTACCTAAAGTTCTTTCTTTTTCTTTCAGACTGTGCTATACTATAAGCGCCACACAATCTAATATGTTCAAGTCGTTTAGGGAAAACTGCTTTGGTAAAAAGTGTTTTCTCTCTTTACTCATTTCATTTGTCCCTTTGCGGCTTGATTGAGATTGTGTGGCAACAATGAGGGCTGACACTTTTTCGGTGCGTCTCTCATTGTGGGGGCGCACTTTTTTAATGCCCTCGGAAAGGATGGGTTAATGAGATGAGAAAGTTCTTGGCAGTGTGTATGGCAATTGCCATGATATTTACGATCGCAGGTTGCGGTTCAGAGGGGCATGACGGTGAAGCTAAAACTCCATCTGGTTCCAGTATTCAAAAAGGCAAGGATTATCAAAAAGTAGTTGACGAGTTTGAAAGTAGTGGCTTCACAAACATCAAACTTGAAAAACTTGACGACCTTGTTACTGGTTGGCTTACAAAAGACGGTGAGGTCGAATCTGTTTCCGTGGATGGCGATACTAAATACTCTGCTGATGCTTGGTATCCGGCCGATGTCGAGGTTATAATCACATATCACACATTCCCGGAAAAAGAAACTTCTGAAACAGATAGCGAATCCGTTTCAACCGAAGAGCCTGCTGTTGATATTTTGACAGTAGATAATTCTCCAGAATTGGCAGCAATGCTTTCTCTTAAAGCAGATATGGATCAATCGTATGCCGATTTTGCAGAGGCTCATAAGAATCAGGTTATTGAGTTTGATGGCTGTATTACCTATCTTACAAACCACGATAATTACGACACCCGATATGATTTGCTAATCAGTGCGGGAGACTATGTGGATGAAAATACTGCAAACCCTGGTCCAACTTTTAAGTTTAAGGATGTTGGGGTATATGATTTAGGAGACGGACTTACGCTTGCTGATTATATCAAAGTCGGCAGCAATGTAAGAATACAGGCTAAAGTGCGGAGCTACAATTCTGATACCGGTCTCTTTGAACTTGATCCAGTAAGTGTAGAAGCTCGATAACAAACAACTTTATATTTGACCGAGATGCTTAAACGGTGTCTCGGTCTTTTTTTATGCCTTTTTCCGCCGCGCGAAAAATACATCCCCTTTTATGAAGAGAGGAGTAAAAAAGCTATTTTTAAGAATAGACATTCTCTTTTCAGTTTTGAAAAACTACATGAAAGGAGGCTCATTTGCCAATGCTCGAAAGTCAATTTCAATCGAAGCTCATTAAGGAGCTTAAGAAACTTTTTCCAGGTTGCATCGTGATGAAAAGCGACTCTGGATATTTGCAAGGCATTCCCGATCTGCTTATTTTGTTCAATGACAAATGGGCTGCTCTGGAATGTAAACAACACGCTGGTGCAAAAAAGCAACCAAACCAAGAATATTATGTGGGTAAAATGGATGAGATGTCTTTCTCCAGATTCATTTGTCCCGAGAACAAGGAGGAAGTGCTGCATGATCTTCAACAATCATTCCAATCTTGAAGGGCAACACGCTTTTCTTGGTGCCAGCAAGTATCATTGGATTAACTATGACGAAACAAAAGTAGCTGATGCTTATTCAAAGTTTTTGGCCACACAGCGAGGAACCGTTCTACATGACTTTGCATGTCAATGTATCACTTTGGGGCAAAAACTCCCCAAGTCACAGAAAACATTGAACATGTATGTCAATGACGCAATTAGTTTTCGTATGGTACCTGAACAGATTCTGTTCTATTCAGAAAATTGCTTTGGCACCGCTGATACGATTGTGTTCCGGAATGGTACTCTTCGTATTCACGATTTGAAGACCGGTGTCGTGCCGGCACACATGGAGCAGCTTGAAATATACGCTGCTCTTTTTTGTTTGGAATACAAGGTGAAACCATCGGAAATCGAGATGGAACTTCGTCTGTATCAGAACAATGAAATTCTATATCACACGCCTACTGCCGAAGATATTGTTCCAATCATGGACAAAATTATTACCTTCGACAAGGTTATCAGAAAAATCAAAGAACAGGAGGGTTAAACCATGAGTCTCACGGATGATATTTTAATGCATTACGGTATGCCAAGAAGGTCTGGTCGTTATCCTTGGGGTTCGGGTGATAACCCTTATCAACACAGCGGTGATTTTCTCTCTCGTGTGGAAGAACTGAAAAAGTCCAATTTCACCTTTACTGACAAAGATGGAAAAACTTACACAGGAGAAGTAGCCATTGCAAAATCTATGGGCTTGAGTACAACCCAATTTCGTACCCAGATGAGCCTTGCAAAGGATGAACGCCGTTCTGCTGATGTCGCTACGGCTAAGGCTCTTCGTGCTAAGGGTTATAGTTTGAATGAAATCGCTGACAAGATGGGCTTTGCTAACGATTCTTCGGTTCGCTCGCTTTTGAATGAGAGTTCCGAAGCTCGTATGAATCAGGCAAAGCAGACCGCTGAATTTCTGAAAAAACAGGTTTCGGAAAAAGGCATGATCGATGTCGGAACCGGAGTTGAAAGAGAGCTTGGTATTTCGAAAGAGAAAATGAACCAGGCTCTTTATATTTTGGAAATGGAAGGCTATCACATCTATGGCGGTGGTGTCCCTCAGGTAACAAACCCGGGTAAGCAAACAAACATCAAGGTTCTCTGCCCTCCAGGAACAGAGCATAAAGAGATTTATAATTTTGAGAATGTTCATTCTGTCAGAGACTATGTGTCTCATGATGACGGCGAGACTTTCGATAAGTTCGTCTATCCCAAAAGCATGGATTCAAGTCGCTTGAAAATCCGTTATGCAGAAGACGGCGGAATTCAGAAAGACGGTGTCATTGAAATTCGTCGCGGTGTAGATGACTTGTCTCTTGGTGATTCCCATTATGCTCAGGTTCGCATTCTGGTGGATGGTAATAGATATTTGAAAGGAATGGCTGTCTATTCTGATGATCTTCCTGATGGCGTGGATGTAATGTTCAATACCAATAAGAAAAAAGGCACCCCGACATCGGATGTTCTGAAGAAGGTCAAGGATGACCCTGACAATCCGTTTGGTTCACTTATCAAAGCCGGTGGGCAGAGCTATTACATCGATGCTGATGGCAAACGACAGCTTTCCCTTATCAATAAGCGTGCTGAAGAGGGCGACTGGGGCGAATGGGCGGATAAACTCCCCTCCCAGTTTCTTTCTAAACAGAGTTTGAGTCTGGTCAATAAACAGCTGAACTTGGCGGCATCTGATAAGATGGCTGAATTTGATGAAATCTGCTCGCTGACAAATCCGACGGTCAAAAAATCATTACTGAAATCCTTTGCGGATGATTGCGACTCTGCTGCTGTGCACCTTCAGGCAGCTGCTCTTCCTCGTCAGAAATATCAGGTGATTCTGCCCATTACTTCGATGAAAGACAATGAAGTGTATGCTCCAAATTATAAGAATGGTGAGACAGTAGCTCTGGTTCGGTATCCACATGGCGGAACTTTTGAGATTCCTATCTTGACAGTGAATAACAAGCAGGCAGAGGCTCGCCGAATCCTTGGTAACACCCCTAAAGATGCCATCGGTATTAACAGTAAGGTTGCAGAACGGCTTTCAGGTGCCGACTTTGATGGTGATACTGTCATGGTCATCCCCTGTAATTCTGGTAAAAGTAAGGTCAAGATTACTTCCACTCCTCCTCTGAAGGGGCTTGAAGGATTTGACCCAAAATTAGAGTATGGCGGAAAACCTGCTGGCACTTTCAAGCCTATGAAGAACACACAGAAAGAGATGGGTGTCATTTCTAATCTGATTACCGACATGACTTTGAAGGGAGCTACGCAGGATGAGCTTGCAAGAGCAGTTCGTCATAGCATGGTAGTTATCGATGCTGAAAAACACAAGCTGGATTACAAGCAAAGTGAGATCGACAATGGCATCAGCTCTTTGAAAAAGAAGTATCAGGGTACAGTTGATGAGGATGGAAGATACCATGAGGGTGCTTCGACTCTGATTTCCCGTGCTAAGTCTGAGACTTCCATTATCAAGAGGCAAGGTAGCCCAAAAATCGACGAAAAAACTGGTGAATACATATGGAAAGATGTAGATGACCCTGTTTACGTTGACAAGCGAACTGGCAAGGTCAAAGAGCGTACTCAGCCCAGCACTAAGATGGCTGAGGCAAAGGATGCCTATACCCTGGTATCCGAAGCTGATACCCCCGTGGAGCGTGCTTATGCTAACTATGCCAACAAAATGAAAGCCCTGGGCAACCAGGCTCGTCTTGAGATCCTCTCCACCGGAAAAGTACCCTACTCCGCAACTGCAAAAGAGACCTATCAAGCTGAGGTCGATTCTCTGAATGCTAAGCTCAATGTAGCTCTGAAGAATGCACCCAGAGAAAGGCAGGCTCAGACTATGGCTAATGCGGTAGTGGCTGCTAAAAAGCAGGACAATCCGGATATGACAAAGGGTGAGCTCAAGAAAGCAAGCCAGCAGGCGCTTACTCAGGCTCGTGCCTCTGTTGGTGCAAAGCGAGAGACCATCAAGATTACAGACCGTGAATGGGAAGCAATTCAAGCTGGCGCTATTAGCGAGAATAAGCTTACCCAAATCATCGACAATGTGGACATTGACAGTCTTAGACAGCGTGCAACACCGAGAGCGACAACAACTCTCAGCACTGCAAAGCAGAATAAGATCGCTTCAATGAATGCTTCTGGCTACAGCACATCGGAAATTGCTGAAGCTCTTGGTATTTCAACGAGCACAGTGTCTAATTACTTAAATTGAAAGGAGTGACTGGTATGAATGGTTCTTGTGCCCTTACTACATTTGACAACCCTTACAATCCATTTGAACAGTTCTCCGATTGGTTCCTGTTTGATGTGGAAAAGGGTTACAACACTTGCGCTTATCTCGACCGAATTGCTCACACTTCTGACCAATTCTCTGAAGAAGAAAACAATCAAGAGATTGAAAGAGCGATTGACGAGATCATTCGTTACGACTTCATGAACATTTATAAGAAAGTTAAGAGAACGAAGACAACAAAAGCAGACAAGGCTTGAACTATAGGTTGAGGTCTAATGCTCTTTGAATAAAGTTTTTGTTTTCTTTTCTGAAAATATTTGATTTTGAGGTCAATACAAACAAATTATCACTTGATCTGCACTGCTGCCGCAGGGCTTAAAGGCATGGGGAGGGGGTCTCCAAAATCGCACCCCCTACCTCATCGCGGCGGTCTTAAAAAAATCTCCGGAGGGATATTTTGGGAATGGGGCTTACCCCCTCGGGTGCAGTATTTGAACGAGCTTACAGGGTTGAAGCATTTTCCATAAAGTGTGAACATCTCCTTTCATGTTTCTTTTCTCCTTTCGGTGATTGGTGGAAATTCAGCTCTGTAAGTTCTTTCAAATACTGCACCTATTCTCACCTAAAAGAGTATCGCTTTGGATAGAAAGTGCAGCACAAGTATGCGGATATGGCGGAACTGGCAGATGCAATAGACTCAGAATTTATTGGAGGTAACTCCGTGCAGGTTCAACTCCTGTTATCCGCACCAAAATTTTTAAGAGAGGAGGCAGTGCTAATGCCAAAAGGTAAAGCTGCAAGCTCTTCCGACTCAAACAGCCCATTGAGACCACCGACATCTCTCGAAGCGCAAGAGAACTTAATGATTTCTTTGGCGGTTCAATGTGCTGAAAAGCAGCTCAGAGACGGAACTGCTTCTTCTCAGGTCATAACACATTATTTGAAACTTGGTTCCAGTAAGGAAAGAATCGAAAAGGAGATTCTGGAGAAGCAGAAAGAGCTTATTGAAGCGAAGACTAAGAATCTAAATTCCAATAGTGAAGCCAAAGAGTTGTACAACAAGGCTCTTGAAGCGTTTAGAAGATATTCAGGTGCAGGCGGTGATGATGATGAATATTAAAACTTATTCAGAGTTGATTACACTGCCGACATTTGAAGAACGGTTTTGTTATTTGAAACTCGATGGCTCTATTGGGAAAGAGACTTTCGGTTTTAAGCGCTGGCTGAACCAAGAATTCTATCATTCAGACAAGTGGTTAAGATTCAGAGATGAAATTATCATTCGTGATGAAGGTTGCGATCTCGGAGTACCGGGTTATGAAATCTTTGGCTCAATGTTGATTCATCATCTGAACCCCATCACTTATGAAGACCTGTTGAATCAGAGTCCATGTGTCTTCGATCCGGAGAATGCAATATGCACCAAGTTGAATACGCATAATGCTATTCACTATGGTGATGAAAGTTTGTTGCTTCTCCCCCCAGTACAGCGCACACAAAACGATACATGCCCTTGGCGAAAATAATGAAAGGAGAAAATTTCAATGACAAAGGAAATCTATGAAAACTCTGTTCTTGATGATTCGGCTGAAGCCATCGAGGAACAGGAAACAGAGCTTTGCGAAGATGCGGCTCGGAATGTGATCGGTGTTGTTACTGATTGCCTGAAGCTGAACATTCGTGAAAAGCCGAGTAAGGATTCCAGAGTAGTAACGGTTGTGACATGCCTTGACGAATTGGAAATTGACATGGGCGATTCCAATGATGATTGGTACGCTGTCTGTACTGCTACCGGTATCGAAGGATTCTGCATGAAGAAATTTGTAGCCGTCAGGCAGTAAGGAGAAAACGATATGGACAGTATACTGACATCGATAAAAAAGCTGCTCGGAATTGCTGAAGAGTACGAGCACTTTGACCCGGACATCGTCATGTACATCAATTCGGCATTCTCGGTCTTGACGCAGCTCGGTGTTGGTCCTGAAGAAGGATTCCGTATCGAAGATGCAAGTAAGACCTGGTCTGAATTCCTGTACGATGATCCTCGTCTTGAATTTGTTAAAACCTTTATCTACCTGAAGGTGAGACTGGCGTTCGACCCGCCGTTGAGTTCGGCAGTGATGGAAGCAATTAACCGACAGATCAGCGAGCTTGAATGGCGAATCAATGTGACAGTCGACCCTGATTAAAAACGAGAGGAGGATTTCAAAATGGATAATACAGCACTTTCCCATCATGGCATCATTGGCATGAAATGGGGAGTCCGGCGCTATCAGAATAAAGATGGCACTCGTACCGCAGCCGGAAAGAAAAGAGAAAGTTCTTCTAAGTCTGATGCTCCTGCTCATGAGGACTATAGTAAAGCTCATAGCAGTAAGAGCGTTAAGTCTATGAGTGATGCAGAACTCCGTAACCGATTGAACCGTCTTCAGATGGAGAAACAGTACAGTCAGTTGTCCTCGACTGATGTGAATCGCGGAAAGGAATATGTATCGAAAACCCTGAAAGTCGCCGGTACAATTGCAACCGCTACTTCGACCGCCTTAACTATTTACAATAACTATGGCAAGATCAAAGAAATTGTAAACGGTATGGCTAAGAAGGCTGGCTAAGGAGGTACTTATGGCATTATCAAACACTGCCGTTCCCAAGTATTATGGCATGTTTCGTGATGCCGTAATTCGAGGGGAGATTCCGGTTTGTAAAGAGATCTCCATGGAGATGAACCGTATCGATGATCTCATCGCTAATCCGGGTGTGTACTATGATGACCAAGCTGTTGAGGGATGGATCGCTTATTGCGAGTCCGAACTTACTCTAACAGATGGCTCTGACCTTAGCCTATTGGATAGCTTCAAACTTTGGGGTGAACAGATCTTTGGTTGGTACTATTTTGTTGAGCGAAGCGTGTATCAGCCAAACCAAGATGGTCATGGTGGACATTATGTTCGCAAGAATGTAAAGAAACGGCTAATCAACAAACAGTATTTGATCGTCGCACGAGGCGCTGCCAAATCAATGTATGGCTCAACTCTGCAAGGCTATTTCCTGAATGTTGATACCTCTACTACTCATCAGATCACCACCGCCCCTACAATGAAGCAAGCGGAGGAGGTCATGTCCCCTCTTCGTACTGCCATCACCCGTTCGAGAGGACCGTTGTTTCAGTTCTTGACAGAAGGCTCTTTACAAAACACAACTGGTTCCAAAGCGAATCGTACAAAGTTAGCCTCTACAAAAAAGGGTGTTGAAAACTTCCTTACGGGTTCGCTTCTTGAGGTCAGACCTATGAGCATCAATAAGCTTCAGGGTCTACAGATCAAGGTTGCGACCGTTGATGAGTGGCTTTCCGGTGACATTCGAGAAGATGTTATCGGTGCAATTGAGCAGGGTGCATCCAAGGTGAATGACTACATCATCGTTGCAATCAGTTCGGAAGGTACGGTTCGTAACGGAAGCGGCGACACCATCAAAATGGAGTTGATGGACATCCTTAAGGGTGACTACATCAATCCCCACGTTTCGATTTGGTGGTACAAGCTTGACTCCATTGACGAAGTCGGAGACCCGGAAATGTGGCTCAAGGCTAATCCGAATCTTGGAAAAACCGTAAGCTATGAAACTTATCAGCTTGATGTTGAAAGAGCTGAAAAAGCTCCAGCTGCCCGAAACGATATTCTTGCGAAGAGATTTGGACTGCCTATGGAGGGTTACACCTATTACTTCACTTATGAAGAAACTCTTCCGCATCGAAAGAGGGACTACTGGCAGATGCCTTGTTCCCTTGGTGCAGACTTATCGCAGGGCGATGACTTCTGCGCATTTACATTCTTGTTCCCTCTGCCAAACGGTTCTTTTGGCATCAAGACACGAAACTATATTACCTCTACAACTTTAATGAAGCTGCCTGCTGCTATGCGGATCAAATACGATCAATTCATGGCGGAGGGCAGTTTAATTGTTTTAGAGGGTGCCGTACTTAACATGATGGATGTCTATGAAGATTTGGACAACCATATTCAGGAGTGTGGGTACGATGTTCGATGTCTTGGGTTTGACCCTTATAACGCAAAAGAATTTGTGGCGAGATGGGAATCTGAAAACGGTCCGTTTGGAATCGAGAAAGTTATTCAGGGCGCTAAAACCGAATCGGTTCCGCTTGGAGAGCTGAAAAAGCTTTCTGAAGAAAGAATGCTTATCTTCGATGAGGATCTCATGACCTTTGCTATGGGTAACTGTATTACCCTTGAAGATACAAACGGAAACCGTAAACTTTTGAAGAAGCGATACGAGCAGAAAATCGATGCTGTCGCGGCAATGATGGACGCTTATATTGCTTATAAACTCAATCGAGACGCATTTGAATAAGGAGGTGGTCAAGTTGGATGAGATGTACCATCATGGTATTCTCGGTCAGAAATGGGGCGTTCGCCGTTTCCAGAACAAAGACGGCACTTTGACCGCAGCCGGTCAAAAGCGTTTGGAAAAGAAAGACGCAAAGTGGGCTCATAAAAATCACGACAAAATCGTATCTAAAGCCCGCAAAGATGTTTCCAAAGAACTCGATCAGTATGCCAATCAACTATTGAAAAATCCTTCTTCTGTGACATCGAAAGGTAAGATCAGTTCTTCGGCTATCAATTCCTATAATCGGAAAATGGCTGAGTTGATGAATGAGTCCGTTAAAAATGTTACCGCACCTTCGGGGCGTGTCGTTCAGTTCGTTGCAAAACGAGGCGAAGTCGGCGTGCATATGGCTTTGGCCGACAGAGGCTATGATATGCAGCAGCTGAAGAATGGCATTTGGGCTTCCGGCCGGGTTGCCTACAAGAAGAAAAATGTTGATATGGTTTAAGGAGGTGATGATTCAAAATGGAGATGTCTTTTGGTTCCAGACTGAAACATGCTTGGAATGCGTTTACCGGCAATGTTCAAATGAACTACCGGGATTTGGGTATGAGCTATTCATATCGAGCTGACAGACCAAGAATGTCCAGAGGCAATGAAAGATCAATCGTCACATCGGTTTATAACCGAATTGCACTTGATGTTGCTGCACTGAATATTCAGCATGTTCGTTTGGACGAAAATGGGCGTTTTCTTTCGGTCATCGATGACGGATTGAATAATTGCCTCACTTTGGAAGCGAATGTCGATCAGACGGCACGGTCGTTCGTTCAGGATGTAGTTATCTCTATGTTTGATGAAGGAAGCGTGGCTATTGTTCCGGTCGATACAACGACTGATCCTAATGTGTCCGGTTCGTATGACATTCAGTCTCTTCGTGTCGGACAAATTTTAGACTGGTATCCGCAGCATATTCGCGCTCGTGTGTACAACGAACAAACGGGCAGAAAAGAAGATGTTGTGGTGCCGAAAAGTGCAGTGGCTATCATTGAGAATCCACTGTACGCAGTTATCAATGAGCCAAATTCTACTATGCAGCGGCTCATTCGTAAACTTAACCTACTTGATGTCATTGATGAGCAAAGCGGATCTGGAAAACTCGATTTGATTATTCAGCTTCCTTATGTAATCAAGACAGAAGCAAGGCGTCAACAGGCCGAAAATCGGCGTAAAGATATAGAAAACCAGTTGTCAGGTTCAAAGTATGGTATTGCTTACACTGACGGTACTGAGCATATCACACAGTTGAATCGTTCCGTGAACAACAACCTGATGTCCCAGATTGAATACTTGACGAGTATGCTATACAGCCAGTTGGGAATCACTCAGAGCATTTTGGATGGAACAGCGGACGAGAAGACAATGCTGAACTATAACAACCGGACAATCGAGCCGATCATTTCCGCTATTGTTGATGAGATGAAACGAAAGTTTCTGACCAAAACTGCCCGATCACAACACCAGTCAATTTCATTCTTCAGAGACCCGTTCAAACTGGTTCCTGTCAATGATATTGCTGAAATTGCTGACAAGTTTACAAGAAATGAAATCATGACTTCGAATGAAATTCGTCAGGTAGTCGGTATGAAACCCTCTGAGGACCCGAGAGCAGATGAACTCAGAAATAAGAACCTGAGTGCGCCATCCGGTTCCGATCAGCAGTCGGAAGAAATGCCTATTACTGAAGTTAATTCAGCTGAAGAGTCAGCAAGTGATTTGGACGACAAAATCTCTAAGCAAAAATCGAAAAAGTAAGGAGGAATTTCAAAATGAGTAGACCTTTTTCGGTTGAGGCTTGTGATTTCAGCGGCTGGGCAACCCGAAACGACCTTAAGTGTTCCGATGGACGAGTAATTCGTCGGGACGCCTTTAAGAATAATGACGGCATTAAAGTCCCTCTGGTCTGGAATCATCAGCACAACAGTCCTCGTGATGTTCTTGGTCATGCATGGCTTGAGAACCGTGAGGAGGGTGTTTACACCTATGGCTTCCTCAATGACACCGCTGATGGTGAAATTGCGAAAGTCCTTATCAAGCATGGTGACATCTGTGCTCTGTCCATTTACGCCAATCAGCTTCAGCAGGCTGGCCCTGATGTACTGCATGGTTGCATTTGCGAAGTGAGTCTGGTGCATAAGGGTGCTAACCCCGGTGCATTTATCGATTCTATGTTGAAGCATGGCGAAATGTCCGACGATGAAGCTATCATCTATACCGGAATGCCTCTCTGTCTTTCTCATTCTGCGGAGTCCAAGGATGAACCGAAGGAAGAGGAAAAGAAGAAGGATACCAAAGAGGACAAGCCTGCTGAAGACAAGGAAGAGAAGAAGGATAATGAGGAGACGATTGCTGATGTGATCGATTCCATGTCCGAGAAACAGCAGAATGTCATGTATGCACTTATTGCACAGGCTCTCGAAGGCGAACCCGAAAAGGAATCCAAGGATGATTCCGACAACAAATCTGAATCCAATAAGGAGGATAAAACAATGAAACACAATGTCTTTGACAACGATCAGCAGAAGAAGACCGAGGTTCTGTCTCATGCTGACCAGGTAAGCATCATTTCTATGGCTAAGTCCAACAGTGTCGGCAGTCTTCGTACTGCTATGGACATTTATGCAGAGCAGAATCCTGACATCGTTCTGGCTCATGGTATCGACGGTATTGAAACCCTGTTCCCTGAGTACAAGGATGTCCGTCCGGGTGCTCCCGAACTGCTTACCACTGACCAGGGTTGGGTGAATGAGGTTCTGAAGAAGGTTCATAAGAGCCCTATTTCCCGTATCCGTACTCGTCAGGCTGACCTGCGTAACATTGAGGCTCTTCGTGCTAAGGGTTACAAGAAGGGTGCCCAGAAGGGTTATGTCGGCAACATTCAGCTGCTCCACAGAACGACTGATCCTCAGACCGTGTATGTAAAGAGCAAGCTTGACCGTGACGATATCATCGATATTCAGGACTTTGATGTTGTGCAGTATCTGTATGGCATTGACCGTATGAACCTGAACGAGGAACTGGCTACGGCTATCATGATCGGCGACGGTCGCGAGGTTGGTGCTGATGGTAAGATCGCTGAGGATAAGATCCGCCCGATCTGGCTGGATGACGAGCTGTATACTATTCATGCTGATGTCGACATTGCCGGCATGAAGACTACGCTCCAGGGCACCAATACTTCCGCCAATTTTGGCGAGAATTACATCTATGCGGAAGCTGTGATCCAGTCTCTGCTGTATGCTCGTGAGAAGTACAAGGGCTCCGGCACTCCCGACTTCTACTGCACGCCCCATCTGGTCAATGTCATGCTGCTTGCCCGTGACCTGAATGGTCGTCGCATTTATGACAAGGTCAGTGATCTGGCTGCTGCTCTGAATGTTGGTCAGATCATCACTGCCGAACAGTTCGAGGGCAAGACTCGTACTACCACGGACAGCAAGACCAAGAAGCTTCTGGGACTGATGGTCAACCTGGCTGATTACTCCCTGGGTGCTACCAAGGGTGGCGAAATCACTCACTTCACTGATTTCGATATCGACTTCAACCAGGAAAAGAGCCTGCTGGAGACTCGTTGCTCCGGCGCCAATACTCGCGTCATGTCCGCCATTGCTCTGGAAGAGGATGTCACTGCCACTATTGGCGGCTAAATTCAGCAAGGAGTGAAAATTCAAAATGGCTAAATTTTATGGAGTAATTGGCTACGCTGTAACAGAAGAGACTAAGCCGGGCGTTTGGGCAGAGAAGATCATCGAGCGTATGTACTATGGTGATTTAACTCGTAACACTCGTAGACTTCAGTCTGCGGAACAACTCAACGACAACATCAATGTTGCGAATGAGATCAGTATCGTAGCCGATCCATTTGCCAATGAGAATTTTCATTCGATGAGGTATGTTGAGTTTATGGGTGCTAAATGGAAAGTTACAAGCGTTGAAGTTCAGTACCCAAGACTTATACTGGCTATAGGAGGTGTATACAATGGCGAGCAGGCTTGATCTGCAAACTTTTCTGGAAGAACTTTTGGAAAGTAAAAATGTGTATTTTCAACCTCCTGAGTCGGTGAAAATGAAATACCCCGCTATCGTTTATGCACTTGATGATATCGAAAATGTGCACGCCGATAACGGGGTTTATTCATCTCACAGACACTATTCCGTCACTGTCATTGACTCTGACCCGGATAGTGAGCTTGTCGGTAAGGTGGTTTCTATACCTACATGCCGATTTGAACGATATTATGCAAGCGAGAATCTGAATCACTGGAATTTCTCGCTCTATTTCTGATAAGGAGGAATATCTTTATGTCCAAAATCATTTGGGATAAAACTGGCGAGCGCCTGTACGAAACTGGCTGTGACCATGGCGTTCTCTATCCGATGCAGACCGGCGGCGTTTATAACAAGGGCGTTGCATGGAATGGTCTGACTGCCGTTACCGAGAGCCCTTCCGGTGCTGAGGCTTCCCCTATTTACGCCGATAACATCAAGTATGTGAATCTGGTTTCCAACGAGGAGTTCGGCGCTACTGTCGAGGCATATATGTACCCCGATGAGTTTGCCGAGTGTGATGGTTCTGTTGAGATCATGCCCGGTATGTACGCCGGCCAGCAGTCCCGTAAGACTTTCGGCCTGGCATATCGTACCATTCTGGGTAATGATACCGACCTGAACGATTACGGCTATAAGCTGCATCTGGTTTATGGTTGCCTGGCAGCACCTTCTGAAAAGGGTTACAGCACTGTCAACGACAGTCCTGAGGCGGCTACTCTGTCTTGGGAGATCAGCACCACGCCTATCTCTATCAACAAGCTGGTCAATGGTAAGAAGCTGAAGCCGATTGCCACCCTGACCTTTGACTCCACTAAGTTTAGTGCCGAGTTCATGACTCAGCTGGAAGAGATCCTGTACGGTAAGGACCCGACCACCGATGGCGGTAACGATGGTGTTGAACCTCGTCTGCCTCTGCCCGATGAGATTATCGAACTGTTCGATAAGACTTTGAATCCGCAGGGCTAATCTGTAAAAATTATGGAGCCGTATTCAGGTAAGCTGGCGGCTCCAACTTTTTTAATTTGAAAGGAGAAAATTTCAATGACTAAGGAAACTATCACTTATACTGATCTGAATGGCGTTCAGAGAACTGAAGATTTTTACTTCGACCTGTCCAAGCCTGAAATCGTAAAGATGCAGGCGAGCGCCAAGGGCGGCTACGATGTTCAACTCAAGAGTATCGCTGCCAGTCCGAATGGGGCTCTTATTATGGAGTTCTTCGAGAACTTTATTAAGACCGCCTATGGTGAGAAGAGCGATGACGGCAGACGCTTCATGAAGTCTGAGGAAATTTCCAGAGGCTTTATGGAAACTCCTGCTTATGAGGTGCTGTTCGAGAAGCTTGTCACCGATGCTGATGCTGCATCCGAATTTGTCAACCGTGTGATGCGCGCCAACGGCAATAAGCAGGCTGCACCCATTGCATCCAATTAAAGAAAACTCGGAGGACTAAGGAATGCTGAAAATTACTGTTCCGGCTGCCGAGTTTTGGGATGAAATCCATGAGGAATTTGTCTACAAGAAGGAGCAGACTTTACAGTTGGAGCATTCCTTAGTCTCTCTTTCAAAATGGGAAAGCAAATGGAACAAGGCATTTCTCGGAAAACAAGAAAAAACCGATGAGGAAATTCTTGATTATGTACGATGTATGACCTTGACCCAAAATGTCGATCCCGAAGTATATACTCGGCTGTCTGCTGAAAACTACGCCGCTATCAATGCATATATCGAAGCGCCTATGACCGCTACTTGCCTTATTGAGGACAAGCAGGCCAGAGGACACAAAGAAACGGTTACATCGGAGCTTATTTACTACTGGATGATTTCTTATAACATCCCTGTAGAGTTCCAAAAATGGCATTTGAACAGACTGTTGACCCTTATACGGGTATGTAATGTCAAGAACTCACCGCCTAAGCGAAGAAGTAAGCGTGAAATGTGGAATCGGAATGCAGCCATTAACGCTGCCAATCGAAAACGCTTTGGTTCTAAGGGGTGATCGAATGAACAGACGATGCCGAAAATGCATGTTAAGGCGAGTTTGCCATAAGAAACAGCCTTACAATAACTGGCTTAAAACTTTTACCAAAAAAGCAGTAGCAATTATTCTGGTGGTTTCGCTGATTGATTTGCAACTGTCTTATGTACTTGCATTTATGGGGCAAGTACAAATTGCGGAATCGCTTTCCAGCACAATAGCGTCGACCGTTGTCGGGGTTATGCTTGGCTACTTCTTCAAAGCCCTTTTCGAAACATTTTTCGAAAAGCGTGAAGAACGACTCAAGCAGGAAAGCGAGCCGGAAGAAAATACAAATTATGAGGAGGTTTAGTTATGCCTATCAGTTTTTTGACTACAGCACTGTTAATCGTATCCGTTATCACGAATCTGACAGTGGAGGGTATTAAGAAGCTGCTTGACGGAACGAAGGTCAAGTATTCTTCTAATGTTCTTGCGGCAGTTCTGTCCGTCCTGATCGCCTGTGCTGTTAGCGTGATTTACCTTATCATGACCGATACGGTCTTTACTATGAAGATCGGTGTTGAGATCGTCGTTCTGATGTATCTGGGCTTCCTGATCTCTACGGTCGGTTATGACAAGGTTATTCAGATGCTGAAACAGATTCAGAGCGTGAAGGAGGAAACAAAAAATGAGTAACAGCCCTTTGGTATCTTATACAAAGTTAAGTCCTAATCATTCCGGGCAGAGAACCCATGCCGTCGACCGTATCACACCTCATTGTGTGGTCGGTCAGTGCTCTGTAGAGACTCTGGGTAATATTTTTGCTCCAACTTCCCGACAGGCTTCCTGTCAGTATGGTATCGGCGTGGATGGTAGAGTGGGTATGTATGTGGAAGAAAAGAACCGTTCCTGGTGTTCTTCCTCTAATGCAAATGACCAGCGTGCGATCACAATCGAGTGTGCCAGCGATGCCGCACATCCTTATGCATTCAACGATACTGTATATGCGAAACTGATCGAGCTTTGCACAGACATTTGCAAGCGTTACGGAAAAACCAAGCTGCTCTGGTTCGGCGATAAGACTAAGACTCTGAACTACGAGCCGGCTTCCAATGAAATGGTTCTGACCGTACATCGTTGGTTTGCCAACAAGAGTTGCCCTGGTGATTGGATGTATGCTCGAATGGGAGATCTTGCGTCCAAAGTTACGGCTAAGCTTGGGGGCTCTGCTGGCGGAACTGAGAAGCCTGCTGATAATCAGGCACTTTATCGAGTGCAGACAGGAGCCTTCAGCAATAAGACGAATGCAGATGCAATGCTTCAGAAGGTGAAAGCTGCCGGTTTTGATACTTACATGGTTAAGGTCGATAATCTTTACAAGATTCAGGTCGGCGCATTCAGTAAGAAAGCAAATGCTGACGCTATGGCTGCAAAGCTGAAAGCTGCTGGTTTTGACACCTATATAACAACCAAAAGTGGGACGGCAGTCTCTGCATCTTCTGCGAAGAAAAGCACTGACCAGATCGCCCGTGAAGTAATTCAGGGTCTGTGGGGTAACGGTGCGGACAGGACTAATCGTCTGAAGGCGGCTGGTTACGATCCTTCCGTAATACAGAATCGGGTTAATCAGCTTCTTAAATAAGGAGGTCCGTGAATGATAAGGTTCAGTCACAAGGGAGACTTCTCTAAGGTTACACGCTTTTTGGAGAGGGCAAAAGAAGTGGTCCATCTCGGAGACCTCGACAAGTATGGCCGAGAAGGGGTCGCTGCTCTTGCGTCTGCAACGCCTGTCGATTCCGGTTTGACCGCCAGTTCATGGTATTACGAGATCGTAAACCGAAATGGATCTGCAAAGATCACATTTTACAACTCAAATATTCAAAATGGGGTTCCAATTGCGATCATTCTGCAATATGGTCACGGGACTCGCAACGGAGGCTGGGTACAGGGTCGAGATTACATCAATCCTGCTATCCAGCCTATTTTCGATAAAATTGCAAATGAAGCATGGAAGGAGGTTACGAAGCTATGAGTAAAACAATCGACGAAAGAGTCGTAGAAATGCGGTTTGACAATAAGCAGTTTGAGAGCAATGTTCAAACCAGTTTGTCCACCATTGAAAAATTAAAGAAAAGTTTGGATATGGACGGCGCTACAAAAGGTCTTGAAAGCATTGACAGTGCTGCTAAGAAAGTCGATATGTCGGGGCTTGGCTCTGCGGTTGAAACAGTAAAGACTCGATTCTCGGCATTGGAGATCATGGCTGTAACCGCCCTTGCAAACATCACCAACTCAGTTGTAAATACCGGCAAACAGATGCTCCACTCCTTGACAATTGAACCTATCAGTCAGGGTTTTGAGGAATACGAGCTGAAGATGGGGTCGATTCAGACCATCATGATGAGTACCGGTGCCTCTCTTGAAGAAGTTAATAAGTACCTCCAGGAATTGAATACATACTCGGATAAGACTATTTACTCCTTCCAGGATATGACCTCCAATATTGGTAAATTTACCAACGCGGGTGTCGGTCTTGAGGATGCAGTAATGGCTATTCAGGGTGTGTCGAATGTTGCTGCCGTTTCCGGAGCCAATGCAAATGAGGCATCCCGTGCCATGTACAACTTTGCGCAGGCTTTGTCCGCCGGTTATGTCAAGTTAATCGACTGGAAATCTATCGAGAATGCTAACATGGCAACTGTTGAATTTAAGACACAGCTTCTTGAATCGGCTGTTGCCTGCGGTACCTTGACTAAAACTGCCGATGGTATGTATAAGACGGTCAAGGGTAATGTCATTGATGCTACACATGGGTTCAATGATTCTTTGCAGGATCAGTGGATGACCACGGAAGCTCTGGTCGGCACTCTTCGTAATTATGCGGATGAAACGACTGAAATCGGTGCTAAAGCATTCGCTGCTGCACAGGATGTTAAGACATTCACTCAGTTGATGGACACTCTCAAGGAAGCTGTAGGTTCAGGATGGGCGAACACATGGGAAATTCTGTTCGGTGATTTTGAGGAAGCCAAAGAGCTTTGGACTGGACTCAGCCAGGTTATCGGTGGATTTATCGATGCCCAAGCAGATGCTCGCAATGAGATGTTGCAAGGGTGGAAAGATCTTGGCGGAAGAACCAAACTGATCGAAGCACTTAAAAATGCTTTTGAAGGCGTTCAGAGTGTTATCAAACCGATCTATGAGGCATTCCGTGAGATATTTCCTCCTACCACAGCCAAGCAGCTTTATGATATCACTGAAAATCTGCGAAAATTCACAGCGAATTTGAAACTCAGTGATACTGCTTCGGTAAATTTGAAGTCCACTTTCAAGGGTTTGTTTGCGATCTTGGATATCGTTAAGCAAGCCTTTTCTGCTATATTTACAGCAATCAAACCGTTGTTCGGCGGGCTTGGAACACTCGGAGATGGAATTCTTGGTTTCACTGGCGGTGTTGGTGATGCTATCGTGGCATTTGATGAGTTTATCAAAACCAGCGGAGCATTCCAGAAAGTCGGTGAGGGTATTGCTACGGTCATTCAGATAATTATGACCGCTTTATCGACGCTGAAGAATAAGATCAAAGAGAAATTCGAATCTGCCAATTTTGAAGTGTTTCATTCTCTGCTTGAGCGAATTCATGAGAGAATGGCGCAGGTCGGAGAAGCAGCCGGTGAGATGAAATCCGGCGTTATCGTCGCCTTTGAGGTCATTGGCGAAACTCTCGCTAATTGCCAGTTTGTTCAGCTTCTCTCTGCCGTATGGAATGCTGTTAAGACAATCGGAAGTGGTATCGTTAAAATCCTTGGCGAACTCGGCAGTTCCTTAGCAAAGAATCTTGGTGAAGCCAATTTCAGCGGAATCATCGATCTGCTGAATGGTATCTCGTTCGGTGCTATTGCTGTCGGCATCACGAAGTTTGTCGGTACATTCCGAAAAGCTATTGAAGATATCGGCAGTTTCAAGGAATCCTTTATCGGAATTCTTGACAGTGTTCGAGGATGCTTTGAAGCTTACCAGAATCAGTTGCAGGCAGGTACATTGCTGAAAATTGCATCAGCTATTGCCATTCTCACAGCATCCTTAATTGCACTCAGTCTTGTAGACAGCGAAAAGCTGAATGTGGCTCTTGGAGCAATCACTGTGTTGTTTGCCGATCTTCTCGCTTCTATGGCAGTGTTTAACAAGATCAGTGGTCAGGTAACTGGTGTGGTGAAGAGTGTAACGGCTATGCTCGGTATTGCTACGGCGGTGCTTATTTTGGCGAGTGCACTTAAAAAGATCGCAGATCTGGACGCAAAACAGCTTACCACCGGCCTCATTGGTGTTGCGGGTTTGACCACTATGATGGTTGCCGCGGCCAAAGCTATGAGTTCCAACAGTAAAGCTATTATCAAGGGTGCTACTCAAATGGTGATCTTTGCAGCCGCAATCAAGATTCTTGCTTCTGTTTGCGAGCAACTTGCTAAATTGGACTGGAACCAGCTTGCGAAAGGTCTTGTCGGCGTTGGTGTGTTGCTTGCCGAGGTTTCTCTGTTCCTGAGAACCGCAAAATTCAGCGGCAAATCCATTACTACGGCTACAGGCATCGTGATTCTTTCGGCAGCAATCAAGGTACTGGCATCTGCCTGCAAAGATTTCGGCGAAATGAAATGGGAAGACATCGGTAAGGGGCTTGCCTCCATTGCCGTCCTTCTTGCCGAGATCACTGCATTCACAAAACTTACCGGAAATGCTCAAAATGTCATTTCTACTGGTGTGGCGTTAATTGCCATTGCCGCCGCTATGAAAATCCTTGCCTCTGCGGTTAAGGACTTCTCAACCATGCAGTGGGATGAGATTGCTCGTGGTCTGACTGCTATGGCTGGCGCACTTGCTGCGATCACTGTAGCGGTTAAATTCATGCCGAATAATATGGCTGGCATCGGCGCCGGTTTGGTGATCGTTGCTGCGGCACTCGTCGTCCTTTCGACTGCTCTTGAGAAGATGGGAAATCTGAGTTGGGAGCAGGTAGCAAAAGGACTTATTACCCTTGGCGGCGCAATGGCCATTCTTGCAATCGGTCTGAATGCCATGACAGGCACTCTTGCAGGTTCTGCGGCGCTTCTTGTTGCTGCAAGTGCCCTCTTGGTGCTTACTCCGGTACTAACTATTCTCGGCGCCATGAGTTGGAGTTCCATCGTGAAAGGTCTCGTTACCCTGGCAGGTGCATTTGCTATCCTCGGTGTTGCAGGCGCTGTACTCACTCCCCTGGTTCCTTCCATTCTCGCTTTGAGTGGCTCGCTGGCACTAATCGGGGTAGCAGTTGTCGGTATTGGTGCAGGGCTTGCTCTGGCGGGTGCCGGTCTATCTGCTTTGGCAGTAGGCTTGACGGCTCTTGCAGCGGCAGGAACCGCTGGCGCTACAGCCATCGTCGCTTCTTTGACTGTTATTATCACAGGCGTAGCAGGTCTTATTCCCGCTATAGTAGCAAAGATCGGCGAGGCAATTGTCGAATTTTGCAAAGTTATCGCTGATAGTGCAGGAGCCATTGGAGAAGCAGTCAAGGCGGTTATTCTTATGCTGGTGGATGTACTTGTTGAGTGCGTTCCCGCTATCGCTGATGGGGCATTGAAGCTCATTGCAGGTGTTCTTGAAGCATTAGTAGAATATACCCCGTCTATCGTCGATTCCATTTTTCAGTTTCTTATTGCCGTACTTGAGGGTGTAGCTAAGAATCTTCCCAGTCTGATTCAGGCTGCTGTTGATGTATTGATGGCATTCTTCTCCGGCATTGTTGATGCACTTAAGGGTATCGATACAGAAACTCTTCTTCAAGGAATTGTCGGTATTGGTCTGCTTGCAGCAATCATGGCTGCCTTGAGTGCAGTAGCAGCTCTTGTTCCTGGTGCCATGCTGGGTGTTCTCGGTATGGGTGCTGTCATCGCTGAACTCGCTCTTGTTCTTGCGGCGGTCGGTGCCCTGGCACAAATTCCTGGTTTGAACTGGCTTATCAATGAAGGCGGTAATCTGCTTCAGGGAATTGGTACGGCAATCGGTAAATTTGTTGGCGGTATCGTCGGCGGTTTTATGAGTGGCGTATCCAGTCAATTCCCGCAAATTGGTTCTGACCTTTCCGGGTTTATGACCAATGTCCAGCCGTTCCTTGATGGTGCAGCTTCCATAGATCCGGCTATGCTGGACGGTGTTAAGGCTCTTGCAGAAACGATTCTTATCCTGACAGCCGCAAATATTTTGGATGGACTGACCTCGTGGTTCACCGGCGGAAGCTCACTCTCCGGCTTTGCTGAAGAGATGGTTCCGTTTGGAAAAGCTATGAAGCAATTCTCTGATGAAATCAGCGGTATTGATGGAGAAGCAGTTTCCAATGCTGCAATCGCAGGTAAGACTCTTGCGGAGATGGCTGATACACTTCCTAATACTGGCGGTGTCGTTGGTTTCTTTGCCGGAGAGAACGATATGAATGCATTCGGTGAACAGCTTATTCCATTTGGTCGTGCCATGCGTAACTTTGCAAACGAAGTCGCCGGAATTGACGCCAGTGTTATCACTGAAGCGGCTACCGCTGGTAAAGCACTTGCAGAGATGGCAAGCACTGTTCCGAATAGTGGCGGTGTTGTCGGCTTCTTCGCCGGAGAGAACGATATGGACGATTTCGGAGAACAGCTGGTTCCGTTCGGCAGAGCAATGAAGAATTTCTCTGACGCCGTTTCCGGACTAAAAGCCGATGTCATTCAAAATAGCGTTACCGCAGGTCAGGCTTTGCTTGAACTTGCAAATACGGTGCCGAATACGGGCGGCGTTGTATCCTGGTTTACGGGAGATAATGACCTTGAAACCTTTGGCGAACAGCTCGTTCCGTTTGGTACTGCGATGAAGAACTATTCTTTGGCTGTTACAGGATTGGATGCATCTGTCGTCACAAACTCCGCAAATGCAGCTAAAGCTCTGGTTGAGCTTTCAAACAATTTGCCGAATAGCGGCGGTATCGTATCCTGGTTTACGGGCGATAACGATATTGCAAGCTTCGGCGAGCAGTTGGTATCTTTCGGTCAGTCATTTGCTGCGTACTACAACAGCGTTAGCGGAGTGGATGTGGCTAAGTTGAGTGGTGTGGTTGTCGAATTCAGAAACCTTGTGGACTTGGCAAACGGCATTAAGAGTGTTGATACAAGTGGAATGTCTACATTTGCTCAGAATCTTACGAATTTGGGTAATGCTGGTATCGATGGCTTTATCAATGCCTTTACGAATGCTAATTCCCGTGTGAGCACTGCTGCAAACACAATGATTACCACATTCATCAATGCTGCTAAAGCACAGCAAGGTAATTTGACAAGCACCTTCACTACCATGATTAACGGAATCGTTGCTACTTTTACAAGCAAGGACAGTCAGTTCACAATCATGGGACAGACGATGATGACCAACTTTATCTCCGGTATTCGTACCGGCGACGCATCGGCTCGATCTGCGTTTGTCACAATCGTGTCCGGTTGTCTGACAGCAATCCGAAATAAGTTCTACGAGTTTAACACCGTTGGACAGACTACGATGACAAATCTCATTGCTGGTATTCGGACAAAGAATCAGCTTGCAAAAGATGCCTTTGTTCAGATCATCAACAGTTGCCTGACGGCAATCCGAAATAAATACACCGACTTCTACAATGCCGGTAAGTATCTTGTTGAGGGCTTTGCTAAGGGTATTGACGAGTATACCTGGTACGCAGAAGCACGAGCGAGAGCAATGGCAAGAGCTGCTGCACAGGCTGCGGAAGCTGAACTTGACATCAACTCACCGTCCAAAGTTGGTTATCGAATCGGCGGGTTCTTTGGTATGGGCTTTGTCAATTCTCTGATCGACTACACTGATAAGTCTTATGACGCCGGTGCATCTGTTGCAAAGTCGGCTAAAGAGGGACTCCGCAATGCGGTTTCCAAGATCAGTGATTTCATTGAAAATGGGATTGATTCTCAGCCAACGATTCGACCGTTGCTTGATCTGTCTGAAGTAACAGAGGGTGCGGGCAGGTTGTCGGCACTTTTGAGTCGAAATCAGGCGATGAAGATCAGCGCCGGTATGGAGCGTGAGGGTGGCAGTGTCGTTCAAAATGGCGGTACTACACCTACCTCTGGAAACAACTACAATTTCACACAAAACAACTATTCGCCTAAGGCACTGTCGAGGATTGATATTTATCGTCAGACGAAGAACCAGTTCTCGGCGTTGAAAGGATTGGTGGAAACATGATTCACTCATTTGCTATCACCAATTACTTAGGTGATAGGATCAAACTTGACTTGAGGGAGCCTGAGGTTTCGGGCTTCCTCATCAAGTCTGTAATCGGCTTAGGCCCAGTCAAAGCAACTGTCAACACAACGGAAGTCGTCACTAATGACGGCTCTATGTTTAACTCCGCCAGACTGAGTCAGCGGAACATCGTTTTCCAAATCGTATTCGTTGATACGGTCTACGGAGAAACGATCGAAGATGTACGACAGAAATCCTACAAATACTTTCCGGCAAAGAAAAGTGTTGAAATCATCATTGAAACCGATAACCGATATGTACGAACAAACGGTTATGTGGAATCGAATGAACCAAATATTTTCAGCTCACAGGAAGGGACATCGATCTCGATCATTTGCCCTGACCCGTTCTTCTATTCAGCCGGTGAGGATGGAAATAATGTAACGGATTTCTACAGTATTGACCCGATGTTCGAGTTTCCGTTCTCAAACGAGTCCCTGACGGAACCGCTGCTTGTATTTGGTGAAATCCAAATCAAGACGGAGGGTGTCATCACTTACTATGGCGATGCTGAAATTGGAGTAACAATCTATATTCATGCAATCGGGCCGGCAAGTAATATCAATATTTACAATACTGAAACCAGAGAAGTCATGAAGATCGATACCGTGAAGCTCCAAAAGCTGACTGGAAAGGGTATCGTCGCAAGTGATGATATCGTCATTAACACCTCAAAGGGTGATAAGAGCATTACTCTGATTCGTGAAGGCGTTTCGTACAACATCCTGAACTGTTTGGATAAGAATACCGACTGGTTTACCTTAGCAAAGGGCGATAACATCTTTGCCTTTACTGCTGACAGCGGTGTTACGAATCTTCAGTTCAGAATCGAAAACAAAGTCATCTATGAGGGGGTATAACTATGGAGCTTTTGGTCTTAAACACCGATTTCGAGTCCATAGCCGTCATAGATACCTATGAATCCATGATATGGACTGATCGATACAACTCATATGGAGACTTCGAGATATTCTTCGCTATGGACACACAACTCTTGCAGTATTTGAAGGAGGACTACTATCTGTGGCTGAAGGATTCAGAGCACTGTATGATTATTGAGGACATCAAGATCAATGCCGACACAGAGGAAGGAAATCATTTTATCGTGACTGGAAGGTCACTGGAATCTATTCTTGAACGCCGCATCATCTGGGGGCAGCGAGTCTTTAATGGAAATCTTCAAAATGGCATTCAGACCATGTTGAATGAGTGCATTATTTCACCGTCTATTGCTGATCGAAAGATTTCCAACTTTGTGTTCGTGCCTTCTACCGACCCTAAAATCACAAGACTGAAAATCGACAACCAATACACAGGTGACTGCCTGTACGATGTCATCAAAGGACTTTGTGAGGAAAACAATATAGGGTTCAAGATTGTACTGACCGATGAAAACAAGTTTGCATTCAGTCTGTATGCCGGCGTTGATCGCTCTTATGAGCAGATAGAAAATCCGTATGTTGTTTTCTCTCCAAACTTTGAGAACATCATCAACAGCAACTATTATTCATCCAAAGCGAGTTTTCGAAATGTGACTCTGGTCGCAGGAGAAGGTGAAGGAGCATCAAGGCGAACCGCTATTGTTGGCTCAGCATCCGGACTTGACCGGCGTGAGCTTTTTACAGATGCTCGCGATATTTCATCTGACACTGAGGGCGGAACACTATCCGATGCAGAATACATGGCGCAGCTTCGGACAAAAGGTTTGAAGAATCTGGCAGACCATATTGTAACCACTGCATTCGAAGGAGAAGTTGAAGTTACTCGACTGTTCAAATACGGCGAGGACTTCTTTATCGGAGACATCGTTCAAATCGCCAATGAATATGGCAATGAGGGATCGGCTTACATTTCGGAACTGGTTATCTCAAACAGTGAGGAAGGATTGTCAATTTATCCGACATTCAAAACTATTTCAAAGTAAGGAGGGAGAAACTGAATGAGCGTATCAAGCGGATTTTTCAATTCACTTAACGGTGACCGCAAATACAATGCTGCACAGATGTCAGCTATCTTTGATGGACTCATCATCGATGGTGTATTTGCTTCTATCGGAACCGCTTTTGCTGTGAAGGCGGCAGGCGGTCTTACCGTGAATGTCGGTATCGGCAAAGCCTGGTTCGACCATACATGGACAGTCAATGACAGCATCCTGCCGATGACCGCCCCGGAAGCAGAGGTGCTTCTTGATCGTATTGATGCCGTGGTTCTGGAAGTAAACGGAATGGAATCAGTTCGTAATAACACTATCAAATTTGTCAAAGGTAATCCGTCCAGCGCACCGTCGAGACCGACCTTGACGAACGAGGGAAATGTCCATCAGTACCCTCTCTGTTATATTTACAGAAAATATGGCACTGCGGTCATTAACCAAGCTGATATTACCCCTATGGTTGGCACAGAATCTACTCCATTTGTAACTGGCATTCTTCAGACGATCAGTCTGGACGAGTTGCTTGGCAAATGGCAGGATGAGCTTGATCGATTTACTGATGCACGATCTAAGGAAGTCGATGATTGGATTGCTCAGGAGGAAAGCGATTTCACGGCTTGGTTCAATAAAATGAAAGCGGACCTCCAACAGGAGCAGACCGTTCTTGACCAGTGGATCGCATCTGAACAGGCCGATTTCCTTGCCTGGTATAACCAGATGAAAGATCAGCTCAGCGGCGATGTCGCCGGTAATCTGCAACTTGAGATCGACAAGGAAGAGGTCAAACGGATTTTACTGGTTGGCTTCGAAGACGGAACCAAGGAGTTTTCAGATGATGGTACTGTTATCACTTCGACTGCGAGCGATGGTAGAACCTTGACGAAGACTTTTTCTGATGGATTCCTGACCATGACAAATGTGCTGAAAAGTGCAGCTGGAGCAGAAGTGGCGAGAGCCGTCAAAACTTTTGACTCCGATGGCAAGCTTATCAGCACCGTTGTAACTTATTCTTAAAGCGAAAGGAGAATAATCAAAATGGCAGAAGAAGATCTGATTTTCGGTAAAAACCGACATTTCTTTGGCGGCATTGAGCCGTCCAATATGCTGGCATTCAGCGTGGCTGTTGAGAGTGGCGTTGTGAAAGTCACAGCAACACTTCCTAACGACACGGTCGTGAACAACCAGACACTCTGCACCGTGGAAGGTGCGATTATCCGGAGGAAGACAACCGATTATCCTAAGGACGAGTTCGATGGTGATCTGGTCGCCAACATCAAAGCGTCCACTGTCTTCGCAGATAGTGGTGCATCTCCTACCGGAACTTACTACTATGCAGCATTCCCTTATACCACTCAGGGTGTGTATAACCGAAACAAGGCTAACCGTGTAGTCGTTAATGAACCGGAGCCGATGCAGGAGTTTTCCGCTAAGTCGGTGTATGTCTCAGCGTCTGATACCGTTAAGGTAGAAATTACGGCGAAGCTTCCGAGTGGCGTTGCAGGTGCAGTTATCCGTAGGAGCACGACCGGTTATCCTACCAGCGAGACTGAGGGTGAGCTATTCAAGAACATCACTGCAAACGGCACTTATACGGATACTAATGTGACGGTCGGAGTGGTGTATTACTATTCCGCATTCCCTTACACCAGTACCGGTGCCTATAATCGCAGCGAGGCAAACAGAACCAGCGTAACGCCGAAGAAGAGAGATTATCTGTTCGGTTATGATTTGGTGAAAGCGACTTCCAGCCCCACAGGACGAGTAACTTATCCTTCTGATGTGGATAATGCAGCGTTTACTCCGGCGGCTATGAATTTCAGCACTGGTAAGTTCAACTATGGTGGTTGGGCGTTTGATCCGGGCGAAAAGTTTATGCCGCGCCCCTGTATGCTAACTTACGCAGGTGTTGTAGATCACTATCTCAATCCTAACGACTATACCAAGAAGGTCAACGGCACCACATCCAAGGTTACGGATACTTCTTTCGGCGGCAACGCCATGATGGAATGGCCGAAGATCTATACAAAGCGTTGGGAATCGAATGGTGTTTACCATTTCCGCTGCTCCGATACTCCTCAGGACGATACTTGGGATTGCTGGTGTAACTATGACCGCAATAACAACCAGATCGATCATTTCTATACCCCCATCTATTTCGGTTCTCTGGTTTCCGGTAAGCTGCGTTCTATCAGCGGTGCAGCTAACAGCGTAAACACCACGGCGGCTAACGAAATCGCCTATGCAAAGGCAAACGGCAATGACTGGTATACCGAGGTGCTGGCTGACAGACTGTTGCTCCAGGATCTGCTGGTTATGATGGCTCGTTCTACTGAGTGCCAGACTGCATTCGGCTATGGACGGTGCAATAGTTCCAATAGTATTGCTCCTGGTACGATGAACACCAAGGGTATGTTCTGGGGTTCTAATGACAAGACTTCCGGTGTGAAGGTCTTCGGTATGGAGAATGTCTGGGGTAACCTGTGGCGTCGTACTGCTGGCTGGATCAATGCCAATGGAACTCAGAAGGTCAAGCTGACTCGTGGTACTCACGATGGTTCTACTGCAACCGACTACAACACAGACGGAAACGGTTATAAGACGATCGCAAATGCTACTCCGGCTGGCAGCTCCGGAGGCTACATCAGCAGCATGAAGACGGAAGCATTCGGACGGCTGCCTGTTAATGCAAGTGGTTCCAGCAGCACTTATGAGGCTGACGGCATGTGGTACAATAACAGCCAGGTCAATTACGCGTTTGTCGGCGGCGACTGGGACTATGACCTTTTGGTCGGTCCTTTCTCCGCTGATCTGAACTCTGCGGCGTCCCTTTCGTACTCGGGCAGTGGCGCGGCTCTCTCTTGTAAACCGCTTGCTGCTGCGTAAGCAGCGAGGAGAGGACGGGAGAACCTTAGGTTCGCCGGGTAAACGAAAACAATTAAATATTAGGGGTATACACTGCGCCCAGCGCGTATGTCGGCGGCAACTGGAACAATGACCTTATGGTCGGTCCTTTCTACGCTAATCTGAACAATACGGCGTCCAATTCGAACTCGAACAATGGCGCGGCTCTATCTTATCCATAAGAAGCTCTCCTTAATGCAGTGTATGCCGCCATTTCAAAATGGCAAGAGATATCCGCATCTCTTCCTCACCACTTGGTGAAAATTAACTCGGTGCAAGTATCTGTGAGTAGCTGAGAATAAGTCGAAAGCGGATGAGAGGATAAGAGAGAACATGAAATCCTATAACCACTTGTACGAAAAAACAATATCCGAAACGAACCGACGGTACGCTCTGTCTCAAGCAAAGCACAGCAAGAGATTCCGTAAAATCATGAAACACCGGCACATGTCTGACGATGCCGCAGTTGAACAATCCTTAGACTGGATAGTCAACTACGAAAACGCCGAGCATGTGCCGGTTTACATTTATGATGGGATTACTCGCAAGGAGCGCACTATTATTGTCCCTACGATGGAAGAGCTGCTTGTTCAGCATTGCATCGTAAATGCCATGAAGCCGATGTTCTGCAAGGGAATGTATGAACACAGCTATGCCAGTCTTCCGGGCAGAGGTGCCCATAAAGGAAAGCAGGTAATTGAGAAGTGGATCAGGACTGACCCGAAGAATTGTAAATATGTCCTCAAAATGGATATTCGCCATTTCTTTGATTCCATCCCACACGATCGTTTGAAAGCCAAGTTGAAGAAGACCGTTCATGACGAGAAGATGTTGGAGCTATTATTCCGCATTATCGATGTCACAGAGGTTGGTATTCCACTTGGTTTTTATACTTCTCAATGGCTTTCTAACTGGTATTTACAGGGTTTAGACCATTTCATCAAGGAGCAGCTCTGTGCCGTGCACTATATGCGCTACATGGACGATATGGTCATTTTCGGAAGCAACAAGAGGGTTTTGCACCGCATGAGGCAAGCAATTTCCGATTATCTGGAAATGGAGCTTGGCTTGGAACTTAAAGCGAATTGGCAAGTCTTTCGCTTTTCTTATGGCAACAACCAGGGGCGTGATCTGGACTTCATGGGCTTTCGTTTTTATCGTAATCGAACGATTCTTCGAAAATCCATTATGTACAAGGCCACGAGAAAAGCTCGCAAAATCTCCAAAAAGGAGAAAGCAACCATACTCGATGCTCGGCAAATGTTGTCTTATCTTGGGTGGATCGACTGCACCGATACCTATTTGATGTATCGGAAGTGGATAAAACCATGTGTTAGCTTCCAGCAATTGAAGCGAAAAGTTTCACGATATGACAAATACGATGAGAAGCGGGTATATCAAAAACTCGTCAGTCTTTACACTGCGAAAGGAGGAAAGTCGCATGGAGTTAAATTACAAATATGCCGAGAGCACAGTCCAACCGACTGCACTTGAGGTTACTGTTGGAACCGTATATCTCCGCAAGGACATTACGAGTATTACACGAACTTCCGAACAGGGAGATAAAACCACTTACTGGACTTATCAGGAAGCGGCGTTGACCCCTCAGGAGTTCAATGAATACACCAATCTGCTTATGGCTGAAAACGCCATTAAAGGTACAAATGATTCGGACAACATTGTTCAGATCATGGCAGGTCAGGAAACTGGAGATTCCCAGCAGCTTGCTATCATGGAAGCAATTGCTGATCTGTACGATGCCGTCGCAGCAATGATTCCTGAATGAGGAGGTAGCAAAAATGGTCAATCTTTACGCCACGCTTATCATCAATAAGCGTAGAACCTTCGACCAGGTGCCTGAAAAATTTAAGGCAGATGTCGAGGCAAAATTGTTAGAATATGGCTACGATACCAACGGCGATCTTATCGCTGAGGAGGAGTAACCATGTTTTATATTTTATCCAAAATTTTGATAGGAGGTAACAACATGGTAGCACTGTATGTCGCACTCATCATCGCAGGTCGTCGGACCTTTAATCAGGTTCCGGCGAAGTTCAAGGCTGCTGTCAAGGCTGATCTGGAAGCTCTCGGTCTTGACGAAAATGGTAATCCTGTGGATTAACCGAAATTGGCAGGGAGTCTACTTTGCGGTGGGCTCCCTCGCCTAATTAAAAGAGGTTTGGGGTGATATTTCCTACAAGCTTCTTAATTCATTTATGACTTCAAGGAGGATGATACATGGAAATGGAACCCTGGCTGCAAACGCTATTAACCATTTTGGGGACGATACTTGCTTCTTCTGGATTTTGGGCATATATCCAAGAGCGAAGCAAACGAAAAGCTGCTGAGAATAAGCACAACAATCTTGAAACGCAAATGCTCATTGGTTTGGCTCATGATCGCATTATCTATCTCGGTATGGCCTACATCGAGAGGGGCTACATTACACAGGACGAGTATGAGAATCTGTATGAATACTTGTACAAGCCTTATGAAAAATTAGGCGGTAACGGTTCGGCTAAGCGAATCATGACAGAAGTCGACCAACTTGCGATTCATAAATCAACTTACAATGCTTGAATTGGAGGTGAGATTATGAGTTATTCTGTTTCTGGCACAATGATTACTTTGACTCGGGGTGATACTTTTTCGGCGCTTATTACGATTACTGATCTAAATGACAATCAGTATATTCCCATGAATGGTGATCGTATTCGATTTGCCATGAAGAATGACTATAATGATGAAACTCCTCTTCTTATCAAGGAGATTCCGATTGACACGATGATCTTGACCCTCAATCCGGAAGATACAAAACATCTTCCCTTCGGAAAGTACGTCTACGACATTGAATTAACGAAGGCCACAGGAGAAGTTGATACTTTCATCACAAAAGCAATTCTTAAGCTAACGGAAGAGGTGCATTGACATGAGTAGCATAAAAGCGTTTGAGTGCCTTACTGGTCATATCTCTGGACTATGCACATTATCTGGTAAATTAACTTGCTTTGGAAGTTTGTCTGGCAAGCTGTCTGCTGTGATAGATTTTAATGCTTATTCTGGAGAATATGAAGTGGTGCCGAACGCTTTTAACACTCAGGTCTTGCCAACAGCCAATAAAGTGCTTAAGAAAGATATTGTTGTTCAAAAAGTCCCATATTTCGAAACCAGTAACAACTATGATGGGATTACGGTTTATATTGCAGAGGAGGTTAATCAAAATGCCTAACCAAAACGTTAATAAGGTTATTTATGGCGGTCGTGTTCTCATCGACCTTACTGGCGACACCGTAGACCCCAGTAAACTTCTCAAAGGATCTAAAGCTCACGACAAGAGTGGAGCTCAAATTGAAGGTGCTTGCACATTTGATGTTGATTCTACGGATGCCACCGCTGTCGCTGCTGAAATCTTGTTTGGAAAGACTGCGTATGTAAGTGGCAATAAACTAACTGGCACAATGAAAAACAATGGTGCCGTTACTAAGAAGATCACCACCAGAGACGAGGAAGTTACAATTCCTCAGGGTTTCCACGATGGCAGCGGTAAAGTGGGAATCGACGCAACTGAAAAAGGCAAGCTGATTGCCAACAATATTCGAGAGGGCGTAACTATCCTCGGCGTTGAGGGTACAATGTCCGGCTCGGAAAACATGAAACCACAGGCTAAGACAGTTACACCGTCCACCGCGAAGCAGACGATTCTGCCTGATACAGAGTATAACTGTTTGTCTCAGGTAGAAGTTGAAGCTATTCCTTATGTGGAAGCAGATAATCCTGCTGGAGGAGTGACGGTAACGATTGCGGGGTGAGAGTAAATGGCTGTAAATAAGGTCGTTTACAATCGCCGGACACTAATCGATCTGACCGCCGATACCGTCAGCAAAGAAACTCTTAAAAAGGGATTTACAGCTCATCAAGCCGATGGTACAATGATTACCGGTGAGTTTATTGGCGATGATTACGATGAAATTGACCGAATTCTTACAGCCGGTTTAACGGATGGCTATAAACATTTTTCGGACGATGGTACAATCATCAGCACAATCGATTCACAGGGTCGAACACTGGTTAAGACTTTTTCAAATGACTTTTTGACCTGTATCACGGTTCTAACTGATCCGGACGGGAATGAACTTGGTCGTACTGTGAGGTCTTTTTCTGACAATAGCAGCACGATTATTACTACCGACTCTAAAGGACAGAAGCTTGTTAAGAAGTTTTCGAATAACATGCTTAACATGGAAGCGGTTCTTACGGATGCTGCTGGTAAGGAGCTTGCCCGTCTTACAAAGGTCTTTTCCGCAGATGGGAAGGACATCACTTCGACCGTGGTTTATGGGAAATAAGATGCAATTTGAAGCCGTTGCGTGTAGGTTATTTCTGCATTATTCCTACACTTTGGCTCAAAAAGCCAGTAATTACGGGATATTTTGCTTCTATAATAGAAACTTACCATGGTCTAACCACTTCTAAACCCCTGCAATTACGCTGTTTTCAGAGTGGTTAGAAGTGGGTAAATGCCGAGAAATGTAGGTAACTCGTGCATTATTTCTACACTACTCCTACATCTATATTCCTACACAAAGTCAGCCTCCTCGTTGTGCTGAGTGCCTTTGTTGGTGCTCCCACTTCGGGGAGGCTTTTCTTTGTTTTTACAAGCTATTTTATTTTTTCGATTTCATCTTTCAACCACTCAAATTCTCTCTGGGTGTAAACCTTTTCGGTGATGTCAGAGATCTTGTGACCGACCATATATTTGATTGCGTACTCGTCAACGCCGTACTTCTTAGCCATCGTCACAAAATGTTTACGACCATCATGCGGTCTATGCTCAGGGTTCAAATTCAATTCGTCTCGAATCATACCAAAGCCTTTTTGGTATCGAGCATAAGTAAGTGCAGTGTTTTTGCTACGAGCATTCGAATTAACATAGTTGAGCAGGTACAGACTTCCAAGTTCCTGAGCCTCTTTATATTTTCGCTCAACCAAATGACGAATCTTCGAGTGAATTGGAACCACACGATCTGTACCGGCATCTGTTTTGATACCGCCTCGGAAAGTCCAGTTTTCCAAATCCACATTCTTTAATTCCAGCAAACCAAGTTCCTGGGGTCGCCAACCAGAATAGCACTGAATGAGCAGGACATCTACAAGCATTTTATCATCAGCGTGTTTCCAAAGCAAGTCCATCTCTTCGTCCGTAAAAGGAATATGCTCGTTCTTAACTGTGACGATTTCTTTGATTGTTTCCTCACTGAGGTTAAAAGTTCGCGAATAGTTTCGGTCAACAAGCTCATACTCCAAGGCATAATCCAACATCAAGTTAAACAAAGACTTAATCTGGTTCTTCATGGATGCACTTGGTGTTTTTTCTTTGCCTCGAACCTTCGATATGCCTTCATCCATACAACCTTTTACATGACGAGCGCGGACATCTTTGACTCGCATATCATATACGGCCGAGCAATACCCCCATGCTGAAGCTACCGAACGAGTGCTTTTAACTGTCTTCTCGTATTCGGCAAGCCATTTCTCGTAAAGCTCTTTCATAGTGATAGATGGTTCAAGGTCGTAAGGGTTCTTATTGTACTCGACAAGAGCAGCGTAGGCATCGTTGTATGTCGGAAAGTATGACTCCGGTTTAAGAGGTTTGCAGATAGGCCGTCCGTTCGAATCCTTTCCGACACTTATCATCGCTCGAAATGGGTTGCGGAGATTCCGATTCTTGATCTCACTGATCTGCCCGAAACCATTTGGCAGCCTACGGCGTTTGTTGTTCTTGTTCCGAGTTTTTCTCGGTTTTATATTTGGTTGCAATGGAAACCCACAGTGAGGACAAGAAACTGCTTTGTCACTTACTTGTAATTCACATTCAGGACATTTTATCAACACTATTATCACCTTCCCCCATTGATTTGCTATTAGTAATCATATATCATAAGTGTAGGAATGTCAACTCCTACACCGAACTTTTTTAATCAGAGAAAAGAGAGAGCATATATGATTAGTGATAACCAATCAATCTGCCCAAAGTGCGGAGGGCAGCTTAAATACTACGATCATGTTCAAAGATTGGTACGGACGAAATTCGGCAACAAAAAATGGGTAGCTATCAGAAGACTTCGGTGCTGTAAATGCCATGCAGTTCATCGAGAGCTTCCTGACTTTATATTTCCGTATAAACAGTATGAATCGGACATTATTATCGGCGTTCTTGAAGGTCTTATTACTTGTGAGACTTTAGGGTTTGAAGATTATCCTTGCGAAATGACAATGATTCGTTGGCGCTTGTTTCCACCGAGGTTGTTTTTACTAACAGCCGTTCCTAACCTAAAATAGCGGTTGAAAGGAGGCAAACGCCAATGGAAGAAATTATATTTGCATCGGGGTCTGTCCCGGTAGCAGTTGCAGCACGAGTCTACGGGAAAGACGCATCCTGGATTCGAGCCGGCATCGTATCTGGGTGGCTACCGATCGGAAAAGCTACTCGGAGTGGGAAGCTCATTACGAATTTAGAGGAAATGAACTCTAAGTACGGACGCATCAACTTTTATATTTCGCCTAAGCTCCTCTGGCAGGAGACCGGCTATATATGGAGGGGTGAACGCACATGAGTACGTTGATACGACCGGAACTTTCCGAAACTAATCGTTACTGGATCGAGAAACACCGCTATTACGAATTGAAGCATTTCTGCTTACAGTACCCATTATGGCGTCATGCGTACAATTCGTTAATAGATTATCCGTGTTCATGGCCACAATTGGTTCCGCCCTGTAAAACGAATGTTGTTAGCGATCCCATTACCAAGCATATTGATGAGAGGATGTACTATGCCGACCGCATGAAGATGGTGGAACAGGTTGCAAAAGAAACGGACGAAGAGCTTTCGTGTTATATTTTGGAAGCTATAACGGAGGGTATTTCATATGACCATTTGAAAGCCAGAACCGGTATCCCATGTTGCAAGGATGTTTATTACGACTTGTACAGACGGTTTTTCTGGCTGCTTAGTAAGGAGAGACAGTAATGAAGATTGTAGATATTGCAGTGAAAAAAGTCTATCGCTTCAACTGCCCGAATTGCCAGAGTAGGCTTGAAGCCGACAGCAGTGAGCTGACAGACATCGGAGGCAAAGTAAGCAAGTTCTATTGCCCCGTATGCCGTAAAGACCGATATATAACCTGGTCTGACTTACGGAAGAAGATCGTCTACGAGGGTTCGCAAGAATAACAGTGTCCTTTATGGAGAAGTGAGAGCTGATGCACTATAGCATTGGCTCTTTCTTTTTTCTAACTTAGATTAAAACCCGGATGGAGGTGACAGGTATATGTGTTAAATTAGTATCTGGAAAAATCCCCGGGTTGAAATTTTTGAAAAACAATTTGAAAGGAGATCACCGTGGAAGTTGTCTATGTAGTTATCGGAATTATGATTGGGTTTGCCGTCTCATCTATCATTCGCCGAAAGCATCCAGTTGGTTTTTTGCGTATTGACAAGTCTGATCCGGACGGACCCTATCTTTTTCTTGAACTGAAAAAGAGCGTTAATGAAATTATAGCTCAAAGAACTGTCCTATTAGAAGTGAAGCGTGAAGACTTTATTCCGCACAAATAACACTTCCTTTTATGGAACCCTATTAAAACGAAAGGAGAAACGAATATGGGTGAAGAAAACAGAAGTTTGTTGGAAGAGGAGATCAAAGCCGAAATTAAACGCTTGGGATCTCTCGAATCCGGAAGTCAGGAGCATACCACAGCAGTGGATAGCTTGACGAAGCTGTACAAACTGAAGCTCGAAGAGGACAAGAACACCTATGAGCGTCTGGATAAGATCGAGAATCGTGAAATCGATCAAGAGTCCAAGACGGCTCAAATGGCAGAGTCTGTCAAAGATCGATACTTCAGACTTGGTATGGCTGCCGCTGAGCTGGTGCTGCCGTTGATGTTCTACGGCGTTTGGATGAGACGAGGTTTTAAGTTCGAACAGGACGGAACTTTCACCTCTCAGACATTCAGAGGTTTATTCAGTCGATTCAGACCGACTAAGAAATAAACCGGTTCCAAAAGCGGAGAGTTCGTGCATACAACACGTTCTCTTCGTTTTTCTCCTGCTCGAAATTTACAAGGGCTATTGTGAGAGATGTAAAAGTGCTTTTTATCTCTTGATAAAATACTGATGGCCGCTATACTTAATAGTGCCACACAATATCAAGGAGGTAATTTGCAATGAGCTTTTTTAACGACGCGCAGAGAGACGGTTTACTTACTGGACGGTATATTTGCAGTGAATGCGGAGGACTTATGGAATTTGAAGACGAGTGGGAAGATACTTTAGTATGCCCGGCTTGCGGTCACTCCGTCGATTTAGAGCATTACGGTATGGAGAACGATGAAGAATATGATGCTCTATATCCGACCAGAGATCAGATCTGCGACGACTAATTAAGACTATTAGCAAAGGGGAAGGAGTCCTGACGAGGGCTCTTTCTCTTTTCTTTTTATAGGTGATGGATATGCGATACCATTTTGACAAACCGGAAATTTACTTGACCTTGTATGGCGAGCGTTATATTTGTGAGCATCCGGTTTACAATAGCTGCACTCTCTACAGAATTGAAGAAAGAGGTTTAGCAGTAATTCAGCAACGATTTGACTCCGAGACGAAAAGTACATGGTGGAGCGAAGTTGACCCTTGGATTACTGACGCTTTATATTTGCACCCTGATTTTCGAGAATACTTTGAAATGAGGGCTGGGACTTGTACGGACGGACTATACCCTACTGTAACGGTTCGCCAAATTATGTGGGCATTAAAAATGAAGCCTATTCAGAAAGAACGATGGGAAACCATATTCGATAGACGGGATATCTAAGCGCAAAAAACGCATCTCCCTTTATGAAAAACCATTGAATTTTGAAGGGAGACATGGATTATGAAAACACTAAAGAACAAGCTATATGCTGTAGTATTACTTATTTGTGGGTACTTACCGGTACTTATCGACAAAGATGCAACAGCATTAGTATTCTTTGCGTTTATCGCAATACCGTTGTTCTTTGCAAAAGAAAACTGGATTTATTGAGGATTGAGTCGCCAACAACGGCTCTTTTCTTTTCGCCAAAATTACAACCCCTATTGTGGAAAACGATGCTATTCGAAAGGAGTAAAAGGAGCATGGACGAAATGAAAATTGGTTCTAAATTCACTACGAGCATTATCTCGAAATTGGCGAGTTTGGCAATCCGAAAGAAATTTGGTTATGATGTAAAACTGAATTTGAATGAGGTAAAAGCCACAGTCGTTGACGGAAAGACGCATGTTCATCTGGATATAGATGCCGATCTTGAGAAAGATGAACTTACTAAAATCCTGAAAAGTATTGGTTTGTAAAATCTGAAAGGAGCTGCTAACAACGGCTCTTTTCTTTTGCCGCGCGAAATTTACAAGTCTTATTATGAGAGACGGGTTAGCTCAGTTGGTAGAGCGCCACATTTCCGTGGAGGTCGTCGGTTCGAATCCGATACAGTCTCTCTTGCTTTTTATTTTCGCATGAAAGGAGAAAAGACATGAGCATCGATCAGCTTGATTTAATCTTGTATGACATGTACCGCATGGACGCTTGGCTGCCGCCTTTGTTTGGTAAATGGACTGAAGATTATAAAAAAGCGAGTTACTCACAATGGGCTGTCGACGAGCTCAGAGATTTTATCGCCGAACAGATTTACCCTCGAAGAGAAGGGTCTATTGATGAATTCTGTAAGCTCACGCATGAATTTATGATGAAGACCGCTAAGTATGCGAGGGTGAATCCAAACACGAGTCTTATGTTTCGATCTGCCAGTGAAATGGCAGCGAACATTTTAGACCTACTAAGGGCTATGGAATAACAAAAAAAACATGAAAGGAGAAAAGACATGAGTAAGAACCAGGCAATTCAGAAGTTGCTGCATAAGTCAGGGCTTTGTATCAGGAAATACTCACCTGTTGCATTGTCTTGTGTAGCATCAGCCGGCGTGGTAGTCACGGCAATTGCAGCAGCCAAAGCGACCCCACGAGCAGTAGCGTTAGTTTACGCAGACAGTCGCAAAAAACATGATGGCGATCCATATGCGTACACCAAGAAAGAGGCGTTCATCGCTGCATGGAAATGTTATATTCCGGCGGTAGCATTTGGGGCTTCTACTATCGCTTGCATTATGGGCGCTAATGCACTAAACCGACGTCAACAGGCAGCACTAACAAGCGCATATGCGCTTGTCCAAAGTTCTTATAAGGAGTATAAGGACAAGCTGAAAGAGCTCTATGGTGAGGAAGCTCATAATGCTATCGTAGATTCTATCGCCAAAGAAAAGTGCAAGGACATCAGTATCTCTGCTAATGGAGGTTGGTACGATTCTTCTCTCGATTTTGGTGAAAGCATGGAGCCAGAAGTCTCCCGCACTTTCTACGATAGCTTTTCACAAAGATATTTTGAGTCGACCATCGAGAAGGTCATTCAGGCTGAGTACCATCTGAACCGCAATTTCATGTTTGCAGGTGTTATTCCTCTAAATGATTTTTACGAGTTTCTCGGACTTGAAAAGACGGAACTCGGAGATGCCGCAGGATGGTCAAGCTGTAATGGCTATATTTATTGGATCGACTTTAACCATCACCGACTCACTTTGGATGACGGCATGGAGATATATGTTATCGACATGGTTTTTGAGCCTACAGCTGAGTGGATGGAAGATCTGTAAGTTCGCAAAAAATACATTTCACTTTATGAAAACGAAAAGGAGGTTTCGCTTTATGAATAATGCAAAATTGGTTAAAATCCTGGGTCTTGTCGCTACCGCAGTAGGTATGGGGGCTACGCTCCTCACTGACTGGGTGAACGAGAAGAAGATGGAAGAAAAAATTGATGAACGCATCAATGAGAAGCTTGCCGCACTTAGCGATGAAGAAGACGAGGAGTCCTAACAAGGGCTCTTCCTCTTTATCCGAACGATATGTGTGATGCAAGCACGGCTGTTTCGATTATCCAACGATATGTTGGTGAGCATCTGTTCAGTCCATCCTTCACATGGCCAAAGTATGAATTTAGAAAAAGGTCATATCAGCAATGGGCTGCATATGAAATCTGTGATCGAATCATGGACAAACCTTTCGATGATCCAATCACCGTCATCGAAAGCTTCATGTTCGAGATGGCTATGTATGCTTGTTACGGCGAGGATGAGCAGCGTAGCTTTATATTTCAGAAAGCGGTTGAAACAGCTGAAGAATTAAGTCTACTATTTGTTTAACCGAAAGGAGAAAAAATGAAAATCGTAGGAAAAGTTATCTTTATGGGTCACATCTTGCCTGTGTATGATTCCTTGGATAAACCTTTGTTCAAGGCATCTGATGTAGCCAACATTATTGATTACAGCGATGGCAATGTATGGAAAATGCTCGAGATGTGTGAAGCTGACGAAAAGCTGAACCTACCTTTGGTAGTTGCAGGTCAGCGACGCTCCGTAAGCTTTGTGACTGAAACTGGTTTATACAATGTGCTTTCACAGAGCCGCAAACCGATTGCTCGAGCGTGGCGCCGTATTATTCATGAAGAGATAATTACTCTTCGAAAGACTCGTGGCAAAAACATAGCTGAACAATTTGAAGACTGGGATAATCAAGCTGACACTATCTTCTTTGATGAAGAAACGGGTATGATGATGCAGTCCGTAACTGTAGCTGGCGGCGATGTTGAACAGATTCCATTGTTCTGAGAAAGGAGAAAATCATGCCTAAACAAAGTTTAGCAAGCATTGCCAAGAGTGTACGGACGGCAATGAAAAAACATAGTCCTGAAATTCTCACCGGTATTGGAATTGCCGGCATGATTACCACCACTGTTATGGCGGTAAAAGCAACACCAAAAGCCCTGATTCTGCTCGAAGAGAAAAAGGAGGAACTGGATACAGACAGGCTTGAGGCGAAAGACATCATCAAGACTGCTTGGCCTTGTTATATTCCGGCTGCTGTTGTAGGCTCCATCTCTGTCTTCTGCCTGATCGGTGCAAGTTCAACCAATCTTCGCCGGAATGCGGCTTTGGCAACGGCGTATACCCTTTCAGAGTCTACTTTGAAGGAGTATCAGGAAAAAGTCGTTGAGACAATTGGTGAGAAAAAGGAACAGTCCATTCGAGACTCTGTGTCGAAAGACAAGATGGTTAAGAACCCTGTTCGAGAAGTGATTCTCACTGAAAGCGGCGGCAACACGATCTGCTATGATGTCTTGTCCGGACGATATTTCAAGTCTGACAGGGATAAGATTACCAGGGTCATGAACGAACTGAATCGTCAGATGCGTGATGAAATGTATGTCACGCTGAACGATTTCTACTATGAACTTGGTTTGGATGGGACCAAGATGGGCGATATGCTCGGATGGAATATCGATAAGGGATACATTGACCTTGCGTTCTCGTCCCAGCTGGATGCAAACGGTACTCCCTGCCTGGTAATTGACTACCAGGTTGCTCCGGTTTATGACTACCAGTAAGTTACCGCGCGAAATTTACAACTTATTTAATGGAAGAACATTCCACAATTTCACACATTTGAAAGGAGATTTCACAATGAACAACAATGAGATTATGAACAACGAGGTCGTTGAAGCTACCGAAGAGGTTATCGAGAACGCTGGCTTGAGCAAGGGCGTAAAGATTGCTGCGGGTATCGGCTTGAGCGTAGTTGTAGGCGTGGTCGTCTACAAGTATGTAGCAAAGCCGGTAATCGCAAACATCAAAGCCCAGATCGAGCAGAGGAAGATGGCTGCTGAGGAGAAGACGGTTATCTTGGAAGAATCCGATGTTGTCACTGAAGACAACTGAAAATGCGAATTTGAGAAGTTCGGATAAGGGAGAGTACCTGTAACAAGGTGCTTTCCCTTTTTCTTTATCTCTCGAAAGGAGGAAAAAATATGCAGCAGTACCAATATGACGGTCCGGTTATGCGATTTGATGATTGCGTTCAACATCGCTGGAAGGCAACTACTGTTGCTCCGACGGAAGCGAAAGCGAAGAGCAATCTCGCCTATCGATATAAAAAAGAAAACGGCTTGACGCCGAACACAAAAATTACTCTGCCCGGTAAGCTGATTCCGGCATAAGAAAGGAGAGCACCCAGTGGAAGATTACAAATCCAATTCTGATAAAGCTCGTCAGGAGCAGCAGTCAGAAAAGAAAGTCGAGGCGGTTATTACCGGGGCTGCAAAAACTCGAAAAAAAGGCGAGATGCAAAAATTCGCAGATGTCTTTATTGCCGAGGACGCAAATAATGTTAAATCCTATATTTTGATGGAGGTTATTGTGCCGGCTGTTAAAAAGGCGATTTCTGACATTGTCACTACCGGTATCGACATGATTCTCTACGGCGAGGCAGGTCGCAGCAAGAAAAACGGAACCGCGTCTAAGGTGTCTTACCGAAACTATTATGAACGGGACGCGGACAGAGTGCGTGCAGGTTCCGTCGGCAACAGACGCAATACACCTGATTATGATGATATTCTCTTCGATACCCGTGGAGATGCGGAAGCGGTTCTCGATGCAATGAACGATATCATCAGCCAGTATGGAACGGTGAGTGTATCCGATTTCTATGATCTCGCTCGTGTTCCCAATGATAACTTTACTATGAACCGCTATGGTTGGACAAATATTGGCGGTGCAACTGCGGTACGGGTTCGAGACGGTTATATTCTGAAACTGCCTCGTGCAATCCCGCTGAATTGAAAGGAGAAAAATAATGCTTGAATGCAAAATTTGTGGCACTAAATTCAATGCCGTTATCGAGGGACATTATCTTGCTCGTGATAACGGAAAAACTGGGCTGGCAGTTGCCTTTGGATCTACTGCTGAAGAATGCCTGTATGATGCATTTGACTGCCCGATGTGTGGTTGCCAGGTAATCGCAAAAGAGTGTAAGCGTGATTATATTTCATTTGTCAAGGAGGACGAAGATGATGAACAGATCTGAGACTCTTGATAAAGCAAAGGCTTGTGTATGCGGGCAGAGAGAGAACGAATACGGCTCTCCGGAAGATAATTTCGCCGCTATTGCTGGCTTTTGGAGCGTCTATAAAGGCGTTGAATTCACTGCAAATGATGTTGCCATGATGATGGCACTTCTTAAGATCGCACGAATCAGAACAGGAACGGCTACGGACGACAGCTATGTCGATTTGGCTGGATATGCTGCCTGTGGTGCTGAAATCAACTCTAAAAACTGAAAAGGAGAATAACAAACCATGAAAAATAAAACTGAAATTATGAAGAGCGTGAACGGCGTGACTTCCAAGGCCGTTATGAAGCTCAAGAAGCACAGCCCCGAGATTCTCGTTGTGGCTGGTATTGCCGGTACGGTCGTAAGTGCCGTTCTCGCTTGCAAGGCCACCACTAAGGTAGCAGAGATTCTCGATGAAACTAAGGGTACTCTCGATACCATCCATGAGGGAATGGAAACCGGTGCAATCAATGGCCAGGAGTATACGAACGAGGATGGCAAGAAAGACACGGTTGTGGTCTATGCTCAGACCGGAATGAGGCTCGCAAAGCTTTATGGTCCTGCCATCATTCTTGGCACTCTGTCCATCACCAGTATTCTGGCATCTAACAATATTCTGCGTAAACGCAATGTGGCTCTTGGTGCTGCTTATGCTGCAATCGATAAGAGCTTCAAGGAGTATCGTGGTCGAGTTATCGAGCGTTTCGGCGAGCAGGTCGATACCGAACTCAAGTATGGCATCAAGGCGAAGAAGTTCGAGGAAATCGAGGTTGATCCCGAGACCGGCAAGGAGAAGAAGGTCAAGAAGACTGTGATGGTCGCTGACCCTAATCTCCAGAGCGATTATGCTGTATATTTCGACAGCAAGAGCCGCAACTACGAAACCAATCCCGATTACAACCGCATGTTCCTCAAGGCACAGCAGGCATTTGCAAACGACAAGCTTCAGACCCGTGGTCACCTCTTCCTGAATGAGGTTCTGGATGATCTGGATCTTCCTCGTACCCCTGCTGGTCAGATTGTCGGTTGGACAAAGGATGGTCCGGACGGCTATGTTAATTTCCGCATCGTTGAGGTAGAGCGTGAGACCGAGGATGGTCGCCATGAGCCGGCGCTTCTGCTCGACTTCAATGTTGAGGGTAACATCTGGGAAAAGATGTAATCAACCACCTTCAGACTTGGACTGGGGGTGATATTTTTAATGTAAAGGAGTTTTAATAATGCGCATCAAACCACGAGCGATAGCCGCCGTTCTCTGCATGATATTCTTTGTTGGTTTTACAGTATGCGGTGTGGTTCGCTCTACAGATAAAGAAACATCGGAGATCAAGCAATCTTATCCGGTTCTTGCGGAGGCAGAGCCAGTGATTATGGCGGATCTTCTGATGGAATCTCCTAACTTAACACCTGAGGTGAAGAATGAGCCGGACTATCCTCTTACACAAGAAGAAATCGACCTCATAGCACTCGTAACCATGGGTGAAGCTGAAGGAGAAACAGAACTGGGAAAACGCTTGGTCATTGATACAATTCTTAACCGTATTGACCATCCATCTTTCCCGGACACTGTGTACGACGTTATTTATCAACCCAATCAGTTCAGCGTGATGTGGAACAGCAGGATTGACCGTTGTTATGTCATGCCTGAGATTGTTGAGTTGGTAAAAGAAGAACTTTTGGAACGGACAAATTACGATTGTGTGTTCTTCATGGCCGGAGGATACAGCAAGTATGGTGAGCCTTTGTTTCAGGAGTGTTGTCACTACTTTTCGAGTTATGACTGAAAGGAGAACATAAAATGAAAGCTTTGTTTTCGTACATTCTTTCCACTATGGCAGGGCTTTGTCTCGTAGGAGGCATTGCTGTTCTCTCTGGTGGAAAGGAGTAAATGATGGATATTCTGGATGACTTCATCTCAACCGTTGATGCCATGTTGGACAGTCGGCGGAAAAGACACATTACTGGCGGGATTCTTCTGAGTGCAGCATTGCTGTTCGGAGGTCTCGCCATTACTGTTGTTACAATTCAAACTGACGAGGAGGAATACGAAGATGAGTAAAACCGGTTTCGCTATGTTTCTGGCTGGAGCCACGGTAGGCGCCGCAGCGACATGGCTTTGTCTTAGACAGTATTACGAGCAGATTGCACAGGAAGAGATTGATTCTGTGAAAGCGGCATTTGCCGAAAGAAAGCCCGTAAACACTAATATTGCCAAGAATGAAAAGAGCAATGAAAAGCAGGAGGAAAATCAGCATAAGGCAGATATTGCCAAGCTGAAACCCGACCTGGTGAATTATGCTGCTAAGCTTCAGGAAGAGGGCTATACCAATTACACGGAGCACAGCAAGAAAAATACTGAAGAAAAAAAGGATGATCCTATGCCCAATGAACCTTATGTCATCTCTCCGGACAATTATGGTGAGAATGACAATTACACGCAGATCAGTCTGGTCTATTATGCTGGTGACGGAGTCCTTGCCGACGATGAAGATGAAGTCGTCGAGGATATTGAGGACACTGTTGGCGAGGACTTTGCTGAACATTTCGGAGAGTATGAGGACGATTCGGTCTTTATTCGTAACGACCGTCTGAGATGCGATTATGAAATTCTCAGAGACAATCGCTCTTTCTCCGATGTGGCTGAAGGCTCCAACTACTAATAGGAGGATCGAATGACTGAAATTGAGCTGAACAATGAATATTTTGAGTGGATGTGTCAGCTCGTATGTAACGAACGATATAGCCGGAGGCTGTCTTATCAGAAGCTTCTTCGTCATCTGCATAATATTGATTTTCAATATATGCTGCCGATGGACGGAAATCGAGCAGAAGATGGGATAGACCTCCGGTATCGTTTTGGTTATGAAAAAGAATACGAGGGTCTTATGATTGCCAGTTATCTGGATAACCGCCCTTGCAGTGTATTGGAGATGCTTATTGCCTTAGCGTTTCGTTGCGAAGAACATATTATGACCGACCCGGATATCGGTAACCGCATGGGACAGTGGTTCTGGAACATGATTGTCAGTCTGGGTTTAGGGTCGATGAGTGATTCTCGATTTGATGCGGCGTATACGGACGATGTAATATCTCGATTTATGAACCGCAAATACAAGCGAAATGGCGAAGGCGGTTTGTTTACCGTCGAACGCTGCAAGTATGACATGAGAACTGTTGAAATCTGGTGGCAGATGAATTGGTATTTGGACAGCATCCTATGAAGGAGAATTATCATGATTCATACGCAAGTGTACGGGTTTTTTCAGACATGCTTACCCGACCAGGCAAAGGAGGTAAAAGAATACTTCCCAAATGGTAAAAACAGCATTCGAATTCGCAAAACCAACGGACAGGAATTTATATTTTCGTTGAGAGAGCCGAAGGCTTGGAAGTTTGAAACGATCGATCAATTTCTTGTCGACATGAAAGGAGAAAAGAAACATGGATGAAATGATTCGTTATATTTTCGGAAGTCTTCGCTGCTCCGAAACTGCGATGCGTGTGTTTGCTAAGACACTCAGAAAACAGAGGTCTTTCAATCGCAGCACCGTCATGGTCGCCACGGTTATGACTGTGCACATGCTTATCCAGGACTTGGAGATTCGCAGTATGCGTGACGAGATCGGGAACCTTAAAAACGAAATTAAGGAGCTTAGAAAAACGGAAGGAGACTAAAGAACTTCGATGATCGACTTTTTAATGATTTCGACCCGTAGTACGAAGCGTGGTGCAATAGAAATCTATCCGAAGTTTATCATTAAGAAAAGCTCCGACCTGATGATTAGAGGCGGTGACTTCTATGCCATTTGGTTAGAAGACCGAGGTTTATGGTCTACGGATGAGCAAGATGCGCTCCAGCTTATTGACCGGGAACTTGACAAGTATGCAGAGGAAAACCGCAAAAACTTTGATTCAAGTATTAAAGTTCTGCACATGTGGGATTCCGAATCCGGAATGATCGATTCGTGGCACAAATACTGTCAAAAGCAGATGCGAGACTCTTTCCACATGCTTGATGAGAAACTTATATTCTCCAATACTCCGACAAACAAAAAAGACTATGCAAGTAAGCGGCTGAA